TATAAACGAAATTTTTGTAATAAATTTAAAAAAATAAAAATAATTAAGTGAAAATACTTAAAATATTGATTTTAGAAATATTAAATCTTTAATAAGACTTTTTGAATCTAAAATAGATTTAAACAAAATATATGAATGTGTTATATTTGAAATTTAAAAGTTTTCATTCTTATTTTTGAATTTTATTTATGAAGTTGTTAATTGCAAAAATATTATGATCAAAACTTCATTTATTTAAATAATTTTATTTTAATAAACAAATTTAATAAATAATTTTATTTTAAGGTACATTCAAATGAAAATTTGGTTTGAAGGAAAAACAGTTGCTTTAATCGGAAACGCGATGTCGCTTTTTGATAAAAGTTATGGTACTGAAATAGATGAACATGATGTAGTTGTACGCCTAAATAAAGCAGCAATGTTATATACAAGATTTGATTGTGAATTAAGTCATGGAAAAAGAACAGATGTTTGGATGTTCTGGAATGCTGCAGAATACAGAAACTTTTTTAATAAAACCACCGCAAAAAAGATGCATATGGGGCATCAACAAAGAGATTCTAATAATCTTTCAGATGTAGATTTTGTGTATCCATATGAATATTATTTAGAACTAAAACCAAAAGTTGGAAATCATCAAAATCCAACTACCGGTATTATGGCATTAGATTATATTAGTCGTTGTAATCCTTTGAAAATATCAGTCTATGGATTTGATTGGAAAGAAACACCTACTTTTACAGATCCATTGCGAAGAAGAGATAGAGGTTGTCCACACGATCATGCTGCAGAAAAAGAATATTGTAAAAATGTGTTCTTTACTCAACCTCATATTATTCTTAAAAAATAAATTTTGATATCGTTTTTTATAAATATTAAAGAGATTTTATTTAAAGAGATTTAAAATGGATGATTACATACAAAAAGATAAAAAGAAGAATAAACGTAAATTTAAACCTCTTTTTGATCCTAAGAAATATATAAATGTTAAACCTGTCATGAATGAATCCAATAAAAAAGCAATAGTATTCAGTTTTGGAAGATTAAATCCTATTACTATAGGACACGAAAAATTAGTAAACAAAATCATATATGAAGCTGCAAAAAGAAAAGCTGATGCTGCTTTATATCTCTCTCATTTACATGATAAAAATAAAAATCCTCTTTCGTATGATCAGAAAATTTACTATGCTTCAAAAGCTTTTGGTAAAATAGTAAAAAAGTCACCTGCTCGTACAATTATAGAAGTTGCTAAAGAACTTAATAAAAAATACAATGAAATAATTCTTGTTGTCGGTTCTGATCGCGCAAAAGAGTTCGAACTTTTACTCAATAAGTATAATGGAAAAGAATATAATTTTGATAATATTGAAATCATTTCTATTGAAGAGAGAAATTCTAATAATGGTGACAGTGTTTCAAATATGTCAGCTTCAAAACTAAGAAACCTTGCAGCTCAAGGAAATTTAGAAGAATTTAAAAAAGGATTACCAAAAAAACTTCAAAGTCTTGCAAAAGAAATATATGATGACATAAGAAAAGGTATGGGAATAACTGAGGATTTTATGACAGAAGAAGATCTTGCTGAAAAAGCTCCACTTACAATTGCTCAAAGAAGAAAACGTGCTCTTCTAATGAAACGTATAAAAACAAAACTTAAAATTGCAAGAGAAAAAGCAAAAAAACGTATGGCTTCAAAAGATAAACTAGAATTAAGATCAAGAAGAAAAGCACTACAAATTATAAGAAATAGACTTTCAAAAAAACCATATAATGAATTATCACCATCAGAAAAAATAGAACTTGATAAAAGATTATTACGAATTCCACAATCTGTAATTGATCGGATTGCAAAAAAACAACTACCAATTGTAAGAAAGGCAGAAATGGAAAGATTGCAAAGAATTTTGAATCCTAATGATATGAAAAATGAAGCTTTTGAAAATTTTTATGAAAATTATTCTCAATTAAAAAATAAACTAAATTACTTCATAAAAAGATACCATCATGGACTAACAAAAGATGGAAAGATAAATTTTGATAAGCGTTTTAAAATATTCCGTAAAAATGCTTATGATTCATTTTTACAAAAAAATGATAAAAATTTAAACTTATTAGAAGAAATATTAGATTTAAAAAAATCTGTATCAGAATACTTAAATGAAGTTCTTAAAAAAGAAAAAGACGATCCTTGTTGGGATGGATATGTAAAATTAGGTATGAAGAAGAAAGGAAATAAAAAAGTTCCAAATTGTGTACCTATCAAAAATGAAAGCTTTGATACATCACAAGAAAATGATAATCGTAAATCGATATATAAACGATTGATAAATTCAATAAAAACAAAAAACATTTCAAGAAAAAAAGAAATAGATAAAAGTGATCCTTCTAATCGAGAAGAGGGAACTGATTCTTTAGTTAAAATATTGAAAAAAGATACTCCTGGTCAAAACTTAAAAGAATATACTTTAAATCCTCACATTTCTATAGGTGATCGTGTAAGTTTTAAATATAATACAATTACTGGAGTTTCAAAGATTATTCGAGGAACAGTTGTTGGAACACAAACATATGCTCATTATGATGAAAGCGATCCCATGATTAAAAGATCACTAAGAATAAGAGATGATTCTGGAAAACTATATTTTGTTAATCCTAAAGATGTTGATGTCATTGAATAAAAATACCCCAATATCATGTGAAATTTGTAATTAAATAAAATATTTGTAAAATAAAAAATTGGTATCTTATTAAGAATATATAAAAAATCTCAGATCATTAAGATCTGAGATTTTTTTATAATAGAGATGGAAAAATTATTCTGAAAAAGAAGCAATTTTTTGAATTTCAAAGGCAGTTTCCATACCTTCGATAAAGGCAATTGCTTCTTCAGCAGTTTGTTTTTCCCATTTGATTTTTTCAACTAGACCATATTTGTCAATCACACTTTTTGGAGGAAAGATAAAAACACCTTTATGTGAAGAATGAGAAAACTTCCATCCTGCTTGTTCTTTCATTGAAAGTTTTTGGTGAATGAGCAGATCTCTGTTCATGATGTTTTCTCCTGATTTATTTAATGTTTTTTATAATCTATTTAAATTTAATGTCAATTTTACGAATATATCTAACGAGTATAATATTACTTGAGATTTCATCGATACACAATTATTTATGAAAAGAAGCAATTTCATGAATATTAAAAGCAGTTTCCATACCGTCAATAAACGCAATTGCTTCTTCGACTGATTGTTTTTCCCATTTGGTTTTTTCGTTCAGACCAAATTTATCGATCATTTTTTGAGGTGGATAAATTTTTATATGTCCATTAGACGCCTGTGAAAAGCTCCATCCAGATTCTTCTTTCATTGAAAGTTGTTGATGAATGAAAAGATTAAAATTCATGACATTTTCTCCTTTAGTATTTAATGATTCTCATGTAATTTAATTTACTTCAAATGTCAACACCGATCTTGATATAGAATACTGATAATAAGAAGAACTGATTATAATTTTTGAATTAGATAAATTATGTAACATTTGTAAATAAATATTAATCTATTTTATGTGTTAAGATTTTTACAAAATATAAATAACAATAGTAGCATATGAATAATATAAATTATTTGAAACTTAAAATTATGATAAATAAGAAAAGTAATATTATGTAATAATTAAAATTAATTTTAATGATGCTAGAAGGTAGTTTACAGTGATATCAAAAATGTTTATATTGATTTTACTAGTAAAGTGAAGGAAGAATCATGATGAACGACATTATTCAAATCGGCCAGAAAATGATGAATCTTGCTCCATATGAAAAAAACGACATTATTTCAAACGCATATTCAAAACTTGGTGATGCTCTTGTTCGTATTGGCACTGTATTTTCTGCAAAAAATATGGATGAACTTGAAAGAAAAACTGGTTTGAAAAAAGAAATCATCATTGCTCTTATTGATCGAGTGAAAAAACAATAACAAAAAAAGGAGATAAAAATGCCCTTGTGGGGAAAAATCGATAACGCAAATAACGCGCCAAAATTTCTTTTAAATAACTCAAATGCAAAACCACAAACTGATATTAATAATGCATATTTTGTTGATTTAACAGAAGCTTCATCTACAACAAACCGCAACAAAGGAATTAAGACACCAGGTTGGAATTTAATTCAAGATATTGGTAATGGTCGGCTTCGTGTCGAACCACTTGTTGCTATGAAAGTGCCAAGAACAATTTCTGGTGATTCTGACGGCGGTGTCATAGCAGATAGTTAATGCTTAAATTAGAAGAATCAACCTTTCGTTTTTATGCTGCAAAACATTATGACAATCCTCAGTGTAGTTCAATTGAAGAATTTGAAGAAGATTTAAAAAGATTTCAATATTTACGAAAACTTTTTAATAAGTATAGACAATTAGGAGAATTAAAAGAAAGGTTGATTCTTAACCATTTGATTATTTTATACAATTGTTTTGGTCCTGAAGCTACAAATATGCTTTTTATGAAATTAGAAGAATATCATGATTTACTTAAACCATTTGTTGAATATTTAAATTATATGCCCAAATATATAGAATACAATGGTAAAGTAATTTCATCACATAATATAAAATCTGATGAAAATATAAGAGAAATATTAAGGAGAATTTAATTGATAGTTGATTTATGGTTAGTATATCAATTCATAAAAAGATTAACTACTCCATTTAAAAAATGGGAAGCTTTTAAATTGGGCATAATTGATGAAAATGGTAATATTTTAAAGAAAAGAAAAGATTTTACAACAGCATCAGAAAGAAAAGCTTTTGGAATATTTGATTTGATGATTCTTAAAATTAAAAAACTATTAGCAAAAATACCAGGTGGATCTTCAACTATAGCTTCTTATGCTGCAGCATTGTATTTGATTCGCGAATGGAAACATTTTTCTGATTCTTCATTACTTACTGAAGATATACCAGATGAAACAATTGAAGAATCAATTAAATTATTTCATGACAAATATGTCAATTATATCATCCTTCAAGAAGTTGTCAACAAAAAAATATATGAAGATGCGCCGACTGTAAATGTTGGTTCAGGTGAAATTGCTGGACTTGGTTTTGGGCCGCAAGGAGAACCGGGTTTTACTGCATCACAAATGAAAAAATATAAAAAGAAAGCAAAAACAATAAAAAGACTTAGAGACATTATAGGGAATAATTCATGATTACATTCTCACAATTTCAACAAATGATACCATCAAATCGTGAAGCTAATGTTTGGTATAATATAGCAAAGGATTTTTTTGAGAAATATGAAATTAATACTGTAAATAGAATTGCTGGATTTATGGCGCAGACTGCACATGAATCTAACGATTTTCGTGTTCTTGAAGAGAATTTGAATTATAGTGTAGAAGGTTTGTTGAAAACATTTGGTAAATATTTTATTAGAGGAAAAGCTAATCCAGAAGATTATGCAAGAAATCCAGAAAAATTAGCAAATTATGTTTACATGGACTCTAACAGATCAAAATCTGCTGCACTTGGAAATACACAACCAGGTGATGGATGGAAATTCCGTGGCGGTGGTCTTATACAACTAACGGGCAGAAATAACTATACAGCATTTGGTAGAGATATTGGCATGACAGCTGAGCAAGCTGCTGAATATGTTCGTACTAAAAGAGGAGCTTTTGAATCTGCATGTTGGTTTTGGAAAAAGAATAATCTTGCTCGGTTTGCAGATGCTGACGATATTGATGGTATGAGTCGTAAAGTAAATGGTGGAACTATAGGTCTTGAAGATAGAAGATCTAAATATGAACGTTTCAAAAGTATATTGAATGCTACAACGATTAATAATAATAGTACAACATCTGTTTCAAATATCTATCCAAATCTTAGCAGAAATTCAACAGGTGATTTGGTGAAAAAAGTTCAAACAGCACTTCAAATTACACCGAATGGTGTTTTTGATCTTCAAACTGAGATTGCTGTAAGATCTTGGCAAAGAATAAATAGATTTACGCCAAATGGAATTTTAAATAACATCCAAATTAAAAAATTATTAGGAGAATAAAGTGTCATTAAAAAAAATAATTAAAGAATCGATTGATAAAAATCCTCTTGCAATTAAAGAGGCTATTGATGAAGAACTTTTGTCACGTGCTCTTTTGGCTATAAAAGAAAAAATGGAAGTAAATCTTCAAGAAATTACAAGAACTGCAATAAAGAAAGCTATTACTTATATTGGTAAAGATGGTCACGAACACATTAGAATAGTACCGATAAAAAGAGTTCCAAAAGAAAAAAATACTAATTTAGATAAAATAAGGAGTGATGAAGATGATAATTAAAAAAATAATTCAGGAATCAATTAATAAAAATCCTCTTGAACTTAAAGAGATACTTGAACAAGAACTTGGTTCTCGTGCAGCTCGTGTTATAATTGAAAAAATTACAAAATTAAAAGATGACGATGATGACGACGATCATAATCACGATGACGATTATGATGACGAAGATCATGATTATGATGATGATGACTATGATTATGACGACCATGATCATGATGATGACGACGATTATGATCATGATGATGATCATGATGAACACGATAAACATCACTATCATAAAAGAAAATATTAAGATTAAATATAAATGAAATCTTGGATTATTATAGGTGTTTTGACTTCAATTTTGCTCGGTGGGTGGTATTACTATTATACCACCTCACAAAAACGTATTGCTTCTTTGATTGAAAATAATGCAAGATTAGAAGCTAATATTCAAATTGCAAATGCCGCAAATGAGCAAAATATTCAAACAATAAATAATCTTCTTTCGGAATATGATAGAATTCAAGAAAATTTTAATAGATTACAATCTGAATTTCAAATAATAAGATCTCAAAATGCTGAATTAAGAGAAAGATTGTCAAGACATGAATTAGATGTTCTTGCTGCTGCAAGACCTGCATTAATTGAACGTCGCATTAATAATGCTTCAGCTAACGTTTTAAGATGTTTTGAATTGATGTCAGGTGCACCACTTAATGAAAGAGAAAGAGCTGCAACTACCGAAAGAGAATTTAATTCTGAATGCCCATGGTTATTTCAGGAGTTAAAAAGATGAAATATATTTTTTTATGTTTAATGTTATTTTTGGCTGCATGTTCACAAACGCAGCCAATTGAACAGGTACCAATAATTGAAACTAGAACAATTGAAGTTCGAAGACCAGCTCCAATAGTTCCTCCAGTTGATCAATTAAGATTAAGAACTGTAAGATGGTTTGTGATTACACCAGAAAATATTGAAGAAAAATTTGCTGAAATAACAAACGGTGAACGTGTCTTTTTTGCTCTTACAGCAGAAGGTTATGAAAATCTTGCTTTAAATTTATCTGATATAAGAGCATTGATTGCTCAACAACAAAGAATTATTGCTATTTACAAATCTCAATTTTAACGTATAAATATTCCCATGAGTATTATTATTAATGATAATTGGATGCAAAAATATTGGAGGCCTTTAATGGCACTCACATATATGATAATTATCATTTTTGATTTCATATTTTTTCCAGTTTTTTGGAGTTTAATTCAAGTTTATGGTTCTGGTTCTGTTTCTGTACAATGGAGTCCTCTTACTTTATTATCTGGTGGCATTTTTCATGCCGCGCTTGGAGCTGTTTTAGGTATTGCTGCTTGGACTAGAGGTCAAGAAAAAGTGGAAAGACTTAGATCACAGCTAGAAGAAGGGAATGAAAATGTCACCCGCATCTAATAGCAGTACAAATTCAATCAAAACAGAAATTGCTTTAATTAAACAAAATATCAAGCAAATAGAAGAAATATATAACAATTTACGTTCTACGGTAGATCAAATAACGGAAATCCGTAAATCATTTGCTGTTCAACAAAATATTTTAGATCATAAAGTACAAAAAATAGATAAAATAGAACAATCAATAGTTAAATATACAGAAAAACAACTAGAATATAATAAAGAATTAAGTGATAAATTAGAAAATATGAGAACTACAATTCAAGATGAAAAACAAAAACAATATAAAGATATCATGAATTCAATTGAAGCATTCAACAAAAATATTAATGATAAAATTGAGGAACAAAATCGACGAATTACTTCTCTTGAAAATTGGAGATGGTATATCATTGGAGCAGCTGCAGTTATAGTTTTTATCCTCAATAAGATTCCTTTGATTGAACTATCATTTTGACATTTTTTAGTATTTTATATATTATATGTTTTATTACTTTCTCTGTATTTTAAGGTTTTGTAATGGTGAATTATATCGATCTTCATTATGCAAATTTGATATCCAGTAGAGTAGAACGATTTAAGATACGTTCAACAAATCCTTACAAAATAAATATGAGATGCCCAATATGCGGCGATTCTCAAAAATCAAAATCAAAAGCACGCGGATGGCTTCTTGAAAGAGAAGATAAAGATACTTTTCATTATTTTTGTCATAATTGTGGTGCAAGTCAGTCTTTTTCTTTATTTCTTAAAAATATAGATGGCTTGCTTTACAAAGATTATATAACTGAAAAATACATCAATAAAATCAAAGATGAAAAACTAACAACAATAAAGAAAACAAGGTTTGAAACAACAAAAATCAAAGAGAATCCATTAAAAACTTTAAAGAAGATATCTCAATTAGATCCTTCACATCCGTTAAAAAAATACATTGAAAAAAGAAAAATACCTTCAAATCAACATTATAGACTTTATTATGCTCCAAAATTTAAAACTTGGGTAAATAGTATTATTCCAAATAAGTTTCAAAATACTGAAAAAGATGAACCTAGGCTTGTAATTCCTTTTATTGATAAGGAAGGCGAAGTTTTTGGTGTTTCTGCTAGAGGATTTGATCCTAATGGTATTAGGTATATTACAATTATGTTTGACGAAAGACCTAAAATTTTTGGATTGGATAAAGTTGATTTTACTAAAACCTATTTTGTAGTAGAAGGTGCTATAGATTCAATGTTTCTTTCTAATGCTGTTGCTATGGCTGGAGCAGATGGAAATATGGATGGATTGGAAAATCTTGAAAATGCTATAGTCGTTTATGATAATGAACCAAGAAACAAAGAAATTCATAAACGCATGGAAAAAATAATTAATCAAGGTTATTCTATTTGTATTTGGCCTCCAAATATAATTGGTAAAGACATCAATGAGATGATTTTGAATGGATTCAATAATATAGAAGATATAATACTTAAAAATACATATAAGGGCTTAGAAGCAAATCTTAAACTAATATCTTGGAAAAAAACATGATTATAAACTCTATATTGGCTCATGATGATAACTATGGTATAGGTAAAAAAGGTCAACTTCCGTGGCCAAAAAATTCTACTGACATGAAATGGTTTCGTGATAATACAATTGGCCACGTAGTAGTAATGGGTAGAAAAACATGGGAATCAATTGGAAGTAAACCACTTAAAAATCGAATTAATATTGTAGTATCTAATCAAAAATTTATAAATTCAAAAGAAGGCAAGCCCGATCATGTAATCAGTTTTGTTAACGGCAATTATATTAATACTATTTTATCAAATTTATATCCAGATTCTAAAATTTGGATTATTGGAGGAGCAAACATTTATTCTCAAACTTTATTATATTGTGATAACATTTATGTCACAAAAATTCCTGGAAATTACGATTGTGATACCTTCATTCATTTAAATAAGTATTTAATTAATTACACAGAAATTTTTAATAAAAACAAAGATGGATTGACTTTTAGTATATGGAGAAAAAATTGTGAAACAGTATCATGATTTATTGCAATATATTTTAGAAAAAGGCGTAGATTGTAAAGATCGAACTGGTATAGGAACAAGATCAATCTTCGGTTATCAAATGAGATTTAACTTGAAAGATGGATTTCCTGCAGTGACTACAAAAAAACTTGCATGGAAAGCCGTTGTTGGTGAATTGTTATGGATGCTTGAAGGAAGCACGGATGAAAGAAGACTTGCAGAACTTACTTATGGAAAACCTAGAACAGATTTAATAGGAAAAAGTACAATCTGGACTGCAAATGCAGATTTTCAAGGTAAAAAATTGGGATATGAAAATAATGATCTTAAAAAAGAATTAGGACCGGTTTATGGTGCTCAATGGAGAAGATTTAATTGTTGTGATAATCCAAATTTTGGTAAAGATCAAATAGAATATGTTTTAACTGAACTTAAAAATAATCCAGATTCTAGAAGAATTGTTATTTCTGCTTGGAATCCAATGACTTTGGAGAAACAAGCACTTCCACCCTGTCATTACGCGTTTCAATTATCATGTAAAGAAGGAAAATTAAGTGGAATGTTAACACAGAGAAGTGGAGATGCAGCTCTTGGTATACCTTTTAATATTGCTTCATATTCTTTGTTGATTCACATACTAGCTCGTGAAGTTGAACTTGAAGTTGGTGATTTTATTCATGTAATTGGCGATGCTCATATATATAATAATCATATAGATAAAGTAAAAGAACAGTTGACAAGAGAACATTATCCTCTACCACGTTTAAAAATCGATGAAAGTTTTGATCTTTCATATGGACTTAAAAATGGATTTAAGTTAACAGATTGCAGTTTATTTACACTCGAAAATTATAGATGTCATCCAATGATAAAGATGGATATGGCGGTGTAAAATTTTTGTAACGCTTGAAACAGACCATATATTGAATTTCTATAGTTATAAATACTACATATTGACACAAGTGCTTTAAATCAATCTACACGAAAAAAATATATAATCCCTATTAAAGGGATGTGAAAATATTTTCACATTTTAATAGAGAAATAAAAGAGGAGACTAAAATGCTTGATAACGTAATTCATTTCAATGGAGATCGTGATACTCGAAACATGATGGCTGATGCAAAATTCTTTGAAAGCTATTCACGCTGGAATGAAACAAAAAATAGATATGAAACTTGGGACGAAGCCGTAGAACGTGTCATGAATATGCATAGAAATTTTTACAAAAATAAAATGACACCAGAGCTTTCAGCTCTTATTGATGAAGTAGAAGATATGTATAAAAAGAAATATTTTCTTGGAGCACAAAGAGCCTTGCAATTTGGAGGTGAACAGCTCATTAAACATCAAATGAGATTATATAATTGTACTAGTACTTATGCCGATCGCCCGGAATTTTTTGGTGAATTCTTTTATATTCTTTTGTGTGGTGCTGGTGCAGGCGTTTCAATTCAAAAACATCATGTAAATAAATTACCAGGCATACAGAATAGAACAAAAAGAGCAAAGATTCACCATGTAACTGATGATATAGAAGGATGGGCCACAGCTGCCGATGTATTACTTTCTTCATATTTTGTTGGCGGAGGTAAGCACCCAGAATATGAAGGTAATAGAGTTTATTTTGATACTTCTGCTATAAGAGAAAAAGGAGCAATGATTTCTGGTGGATTTAAAGCACCGGGTCCAGAACCTCTGCGTAGAGCATTAGATAAAATTGAATACTTACTACAAGGTTTAGTTTTGAAAGGTGTAACTAAACTTTCTCCAATTCATGTGTATGATATATGTATGCATCTTGCTGATGCTGTTCTTGCCGGCGGTGTTCGTCGTTCTGCAACTATTTTTCTATTTTCTCCAGACGACGAAGAAATGATGAAAGCAAAAACTGGAAATTGGTTCATTGAAAATCCACAAAGAGCCAGATCAAATAATTCCGCTTTGTTAGTCAGATCTGAAGTTACTCGAGAACAATTTTCTAAATTGATGTCTTATGTCAAAGAATATGGTGAGCCAGGATTTGTTTTTGCGGAAAATACAGAAATTACTGTGAATCCTTGTGTTGAAATAGGTAAATATCCTGTATATATTGATGAAAATGGAAATAAACATTCTGGTTGGCAAGGATGCAATCTCACAGAAATTAATGGTGCTATGGCAAATACAGAAAAAGAATTTCTTGCTGCTTGCCGAGGCGCCGCTATTCTTGGTACTTTACAAGCTGGTTATACAGATTTTAAATTCATCAATCCTGTCTCTAAAAAGATATTTGAACGAGAAGCACTTTTAGGTGTTTCTATTACTGGATGGATGAATAATCCTCATATTCTTTTGCAACCGGAAATTCTTCAAAGAGGAGCAACTCTAATTCGTGAAGTTAATAGATATGTTGCAAAATTGATTGGTATCAATCCTGCTGCAAGAACAACATGTTGCAAACCTTCAGGAAATGCATCTGTACTTTTAAAGACCTCTTCGGGTGTACATGGTGAACATGCTCCTATGTATATTCGTAATATGCAAATGAATAAAGAATCAGAGGTTGCACAACTCATAAAAGCTACAAATCCTTATATGGTTGAAGAATCTGTTTGGTCTCAAAATAAAACCGATTATGTAATTTCATTTCCAATTATTGCACCTAAAACATCAATTTGGAAAAAAGATCTTTATGGTGTAAATCTTCTTGAAAAAGTTAAACTTATTCAACAAAATTGGGTTGAATATGGTACTGATGTATCTCTTTGTGTTGATCCTACAGTTCGTCATAATGTTTCAAATACTGTTGATGTTCTTCCGAATCAATGGGATGAAGTAGAAGAATATCTATTTGATAATAGACAGTATTTTGCTGGAGTAAGTTTGCTTTCTTCTACTGGAGATAAAGATTATGCACAGGCACCGTTTACTGCAATAGAAACAGAAGAAGAAATTGTTAAAAAATATGGTCGCGGTGCAATGTTTGCTTCTGGATTGATTGTTGATGGAATTAAGATTTTTGATGATCTTTGGTCTGCAATCATGATAGCAAATTTCGGTGATAATCAAGGAAGTCAAGAAAAAGCTGATATACGCGCAGATTGGATAAGAAGATTTGCTAAATATGCAGATACATATTTTAAAGGTGATCGAAAAAAAGCAGAATATTGCTTAAAGTCTGTTTATCTTCTTCATAAATGGTCAAAAATTCAACAAAATTATAAGGAAATTGATTTTGCGCATCAACTTGAGTCCAAAAAGTTTACCGATATTGATACGACCGGTGCCGTTGCTTGTTCGGGTCCTTTAGGATGTCAAATATAAAAAAAGAGGGGTTTAACCCCTCTTTTTAGTTTACAAAAATGATGATTTCGTTTTTTTTCTAATTAAAAAGAAATTCTTTAAAAAAGAAAAATGATAAAAAAATTATTGAATATTTGTAAAAGACTATAATATTTACAAGAAAATTTTTGTTGTTGACATTTATTTTGAAGATGTTATTATAATAATTGTTCATTTTTTAAAAGGAAAAAATATGAATTCACTAGAAGAAAAGCTTTATTCATGTGAGTCTCTTTCGGTTGAACTTGCTCAAGAAGCTTTGCAGCAAATTCAAGAATTAAAAAAAGAACTTGAAAAAACAAAAGCAATTATTGAACTCTATCAAAGAGAAAGAGAAAGATTTCGTCATAGTAAACCAGAAATTACAGGAGAATATTTTATTGCTGGAGGATATGGTGAAGTTGATGAAAATCTTCTTCCACAATTTATTCGTATTTGTCCTGCATATGGAGCAAATTGGGAACAAGTTTATCAAAAAACAGACAAAATAATTTCTTATGAAGGAAGTTGATTTTTAATATAGGAGATCTTTTATGAAAATTCGAATTGATCGGCCCAAAAAATGGTTTGGGCCATATCAACTTGCTCAGGTTATTATGTTCTGGGTTCCTAAAGAAAAGGACGAATATGGTTTTCTTCACACTGCAGAACGAGTTCATAAATTTGGCGAATGGCTTGCACACGGATCTATCGAAAGCGATTTTGAAGTAGGTGAAATTCGAGTTTTTAATGAAAAACGACCAGAAACTTGGCTCTATCGCTTTCTTAAGTGGATTGATAAAAAGAGGAAACGTAAAGTAAAAGTTCATATCGATTATTGGGATACGAGGAATATGGATGAAACTTTAAGTTTCATTATTCTTCCTATGCTCAAGCAATTAAAGAAAAATAAAAATTATATACCAGCAGTTGATGATGAAGATGTTCCTGAAAGTCTTCGAAAAACATCCACGATTTCTATTGCTGACGAACAAAACAACATTGAAGATGATAATTATATCAATCGTTGGAATTGGATTCTTGACGAAATGATTTTTGCCTTTGAAACAAAAACCGGTTCTCTTGTGAACTGGAGGAATCAATTTACAAAAGGCGAAAGTGAATTTTTATTGAAAAAAATTGATGAAGAAGGAACATATGAAATTATAAAAAGTCCTAACTATACAGAAGAAACAAATTTGGAAGAACTTGAGAAATATTCAGCTCGTATTCAAAATGGATTCCGTTTGTTTGGAAAATATTATCAATTTTTGCGAGAATAAAAATTGCACACTCACTAAAAAATTTAATAAAATATAAATTTATAAAAACAAATAATTTTTTTCAAAAAAGTTTAAATGTTTTTGTATTGACATTCATACAAAAACAATATATATTGATTATGAAATAAATGAAAGGAGCAATAAATGCTGAATAACTATGCAATCGAAGTTTTTAAAGTTGGAGGAGAAGCTTTACTTGCTCTTGCAAATAAAGAATTCAAAAAAGGGTTTTTTATCGTAGCTCGTACACCCGAGTATATCGTTCTTGGAGATAATGAAAAAAATGTAAAATTCGATTTAGGTAGTAAAATTCGTATTTCTGAAAAATATATCTTTGATAAAAGACAAAATCTTGAAAGAAAACGATAATAGCTAGGATATTTCCTAGCTATTTTTTTAATAATAAATATATATGATAATTCATATTAATTAATTCATCACAATTGACAATAATAAACCAAAATTAATTAAAGGGGGGTATATTATTTTGGAAGTCTTATTTAATGGAAAATATTACAATACAAAATATATACCTTTCTTTCGTGTTAAGAAAATGAAAGATTATCATATATTTGCTATTAGATATCCATCCGGAAGAATAGAAAAATTTGCCATAGTTAATACAAAGAATCCAATTCCTGAATTAAAAAGATATTTAGAATTCTTGATTCAAGAATATTTATTAGAAGAAAAAGATGCTCTTACACCGTTTGGGCAAAAGCTTAAGGAAGATGTTCATGAACTTTTCGAATAATAAAAATGATATTGTAGAAGAATTTATTGAACATTTTGGTGGTTTGAAAAATATTCCAAATCCTGATCAATATCCTATTAGATTTGCTTTTTTTGTAAAATCTTTTAAATATTTTAAAATGATGCAAGAAAAGAATATGAAATAATTAACTTAGATCACAATTAGTTTTATACAAGATTTATCTTAAAGAAAACGTTCAATGTTTTTAATATGATCATTTGTTGACTAAGATTACTTATCAAAGATAATGTTTTGTTCAAAGTAACATATAAGGGAAAAAAGAATGAAAATCACTAAAGTTTTTTGGTTTATTTTAGGAATAATTTTATTGGGAATAGCTTATATTGGTTTTATAGTACCTGGTATTCCTTGGAGCACTCCAGCCGTTGGAGCTGCTTTTTGTTTTGCAAAATCTAGTGATCGAATGCATAGATGGATATATAATCACAAAATTTTCGGACCTTTCTTGAATAATTGGAAAGAAAAAAGAATATTCCCAACAAAAGCTAAATATTTAATGGTAGTAACCATGTTAATGTCCTTGATCATAACTTGGTTTACGACTAAAAATATTATTTTAATTCTATTTGTTTCTATACTTATGATTATTTGTATTATTTGGGGATGGAGATATCCTGGTTCTGAAGAAGAGTATGAAAGACGTGTAAGAGAAGGAAAAAAGATAGCATGGTTGAAATAATTTTATTTATGATATAAATTAATTATTTTACATGTTTATATTGATCATATGAATCAATAGAATATAAATTTAAATTAGTTACAGTTTTGTGTCAATAAAAAGGTAAGTGATTATGAGAAATTCTAAAAAAATCGATCTTACAGAAATATTTGGAAATGGAATAAAACAGGATGATAGACAATTTCATAAACAAATGGTTAACATCCATGAATTTTATTTGTCAGGTGAAATAGGGCCACCTGAAGAATATATTCAATGGTTTGATACAATACGTCATGCTGGAGAAACAGACGTCATAAAAATATACATTAATTCTCCTGGAGGTGATGTTTTTACTGCAATACAATTTATGCGCGTTCTTCAAGAAACTGCAGCAAATGTAGTAATTTCTGTAGAAGGTATTTGTGCTTCTGCAGCAACTATGATCATGCTTTGCGGTGATTCTTTTGAAATTTCAGATCATTCTATGTTTATGTGTCACAATTATTCTGGTTTAACATTTGGTAAAGGTGGAGAAATGCTTGATCAATTACAACATGAGCGTAAATGGTCAGAAAAATTGTTGCGTAATGTATATAAAGATTTTCTTACTGAAGCTGAAATTACTTCAGTTCTTGAAAATAAAGATATATGGATGGACGGAGAAGAAGTTGTAAAAAGACTGCGTGCTCGACAAGAAAAAATCGAAGCAGAAATAAATTTTCAACAAGAAAAAGAAGAAACTGAAGAAACAAAAGCAGATAATATAAAAAAATCAAATAGTAAAAAAACTGCAAATCGTTTGACAAAAAAATTTAAATGAAATGAGGTTTAGATGATGACAAAATATGTGAATATTTTTGGTGGTCCTGGAACTGGTAAATCCACGTTAGCCGCCGAACTTTTTGTTACTATGAAAAAATCTAATCATAATGTTGAAATTGTAACAGAAGTTGCAAAAGATTTTGTTTGGGAAGGTAAATCAACTGCATTTATAGCTCAACCTTATATCACAATTAAACAATTTTATAATTTAGCTCGATTGAAAAATAAAGTTGATTATGTTATCACGGATGCACCCATTCTTCTTGGTTGTGTTTATGCAGATAAATATGCTCCAAATCTTCCAACATCTTATAAGCAACTGATTGTAGATCTTCACAATCAAGAATTAAACCCTTCTATCAATATAGTTCTTCAAAGAGCTTTTTCATACGATAAAAGAGGTAGATATCAGTCAAAACAAGAGGTACACGAAATCGATGTAGCAATTGTGAATATGTTAGTAAATAATAATATTTGCTGGAGACCGATAAATCCTAAATTCACTTCAGTTGAATTTTTGGTTGATCTTATAACAAAAATGAGTTGACAAACATATTTTAAAATTATAAAATATTACTATAAATTGTTCTCAAAATATGAGACGATCAAATGGATTATATTAACAAATTCAAGCCTTTTCTTACACCATATGAAATGCTTGAATTGGGTGTTTTTGATGGTTCATATTTTAGTGAATACTCAGATTTTAAATATACACCTGTTGTAAGGAAAAAGAATTTATTTGCTTCTTGTGTTTCTTCATCAAAGGAAGAATGGATTAGAAACGGTTGGATCACAAAAGAAGATCCTCTTGGTTGGTTTCAGTGGTATGTTCGTTTTTGGCATGGGCGTCGTATTGAAGACGTAGATAAATTTCAGATTGGGCGCTGGTGTTCCTTTGTTGCTCGTCATAGCGCTCAAGTGAAAAAACATGGAAATGGTGATGTGAAAAAAAGACTTCGACAGAGACAATGTCTGATTCATTGGGCTGCAGATCCAATTCCAGATATTGAAATTGAAAACAAGATTTCTTATCTGAAATCCTTGAAATGAATCAGATAACAGAAATATAAGATTGAATAAATTTTTTTAAACATGTATTTAACTAAACTTAGACACGGAGTAATTTTCATGTCATTAGTTCAAGAATTAGAAGCACTTATTAAAAGAACAGGCTCATATCAAGATCGTTTACTTTTAATAAAAGTTCTAGAAGTACTCAAAAAGAATAATTATGCGTGTATTTGGAGTTAGAATATTTTACTATTGACATTCATCTACATATTATGTATATATGATATATCCAATACGGAGGAAAATTAAATATGAAATCCACACCAAAGCGTTTCAAGTTTGAATTCAAAACTGAACAGGGAGCAGAGGGATTTGCTTCTTGCAAGAAGCGTGAACCCTTTGTTTCGGATGTTGTAGTGAAAGGTAATATTGTTTATTGGACAGAAGAAACTACCGATTGACAATATATTTTAGATAGTATATATTGATTCTGTAAGGTAATTAAGTTACCTTACAGAATCTTTCAAACACAAGAGGTAAAATAATAATGGCCGATTTCATCCACATCTGTGTTCTCGCCGAAAGTCCCGATAAACCCCTTGCAGTTACTTCGGCGGAAGTCGGAAAACAGATGTTTATAAAATCGTCTTATGGTCCTGATGTTAAGTTTGTAAAGGAAGTTGGGTTGGGATTCTGGTCGGTTTGGAAGGATAATAAAAAAATTGGCTGGATTAACCTGTCTCGTATTGTTGATGAAAAGTTTGCAGGTATCGAAAGTTGACATTTAAATTAAACCATTAATATATAGATTTTCCTACGTCATTATTTGACGTAGGAAATTTTTTAAATTAGAAAACAATCAAATATGCCTAATCTTACTGTTCTCGTTGGTCTTCCTGGTTCAGGTAAATCATCTTCTATTTCAAATGGTTTTTCGGGTTTTATTTATAGCACAGATCGTTATATTGATGAAATTGCTGCTAAAACTGGTTTGACTTATGATGAAGTTTTTAATGATCATATCAAGAATGCTACTTTTGTGATGAATCGTATACTTTCTGAGGCCATTGCATCGAATACTGATGTCATTTGGGATCAAACAAATTTGAATTCAAAAAAACGCCAGAAAATTCTTTCTCTCTTTCCAAAGAATTATAAGAAAATTTGTATTTGTCGAGTTCCTCCTCGAAACGAAGAGGAATTCACTGAACTGAAACGAAGAATTGCTTCACGTGAAGGAAAAAATATTCCTTATTATGTAATTCAGTCTATGATCAATTCTTATGTCGAGCCGACTTACAAAGAAGGATTTGATGAAATTTATATTTACGATATCTATGGAAACACACTTTAAAATAGATTTAATGACAAACAAAAAGTAAATTTTAAAATAATATGATTTAATATAAGTATAGAATTTTATTTAAAAAAAATTATTACATGAAATAAATTAATAAAAAATTACTGTATAATGGAATTAAGTTAATGACCAATCATACTCAACACATTCAACGTAAAATTCGACAGCTAGCATTTCTTCGTGCTCAATATGCAAATACTCTTTTTAATGAATGTTCTGTTGATCAAAACAAAGAATATGAGTTGATTTATAATAAATGGCAGAATGGATATATTACTTCTCATAATATTCAAAACGAAATCGATGAATATCTTAAACTCATAAAAGCCACTCAAAACTAAAGGAGCTTCATCATGTCTACACATAGCAATATTGGTATTTTAAATCAAGACGAAAGTGTCACATCAATTTACTGTCATTTTGACGGTTATTTAGATGGCGTTGGTCGTATACTTTTTGAACATTACAAAGATGAAACAAAAATTCGTCAATTAATGGATTTAGGAGACATTAGTTCTCTTGGTCCTGAAATTGGAAATAAAGTAGATCGTACTTCATATGATTTAGATGATCAACAATGTATTGCTTATGGCCGAGATTACGGTGAAAAAAATTGTGAATCACAAAATTACATCTCTGAAAAAGAATATCTTAAAAATGCAAATGATTTTGCATACCTGTTCAAAAATGGTGCTTGGTATGTTAGTATTAGAAAATCAAACTTCTATTTATTAGAATCCATGTTAAAAAAGTATATACGAAATAAAATAAAAAATGATTAAAAACAAAAATAATTTTATGAGTTGAATCGTAAAAGACACTAAAATTTATAATTCATTCATTAATAAAATATATTGTGAATGTTTTGATATATCATGATTCTTTGTGTATAAACTTTTTGAATTTTTTGTTTCAATTAAGTATATTGTTGACATTTTCTTTTGAATAGTATATTTTATTTTTTATCAAAAATCGATCAGATAAGGATCATATATTATGGAAACGAAAGTTCAAATTCAAAAATCAGATGCTCGCACCAAAATTCTTCAGCGCGTTTTGAACCTTCGAGCTCTTGCTGAAAATTCTGCTGCTTCAGAAGCAGAAGTAAATACGGCCATTACCATGGCTATGAAGCTTATGAATAGCTATAATATTGAAGAAGCAGAACTTGCTCTTGCCGAAGCTTCTGGTGAAATCAAACTTGATGTAATCACCAAAAATATTAGTTCTACTATTTTTAAAGGTTCTAAACAGAAACACAAGATCGTTAATTGTCTCCCAGCAATTCAAAAATTTACGGAAACTAGATGTGTTTTTGACATTTATACCGGAGCAATTATTTTTACTGGTCATCGCCCCGATGTAGAACTTGCAGATTTTCTTGTTGCTGTGATCAAGGAAGCTCTTGATCGTGAATATAATAATTATCGTACTTCTAATCCCGTCGTTGGGTATGGTGCAAAAACTGCCTTTCAACATGCAATGGCATCGAGAATTTCACATCGTCTTTTTGAAATGGCTAAACAGCGTGATAAAGAACGCGAATACAACAAAAAAGAAGCAAAAAGAATGATGATTGAAAATTCCGCTACTGCTTCTTCGACTGCATTGGTGATTGCTGATATTGCTAATCAGAAAGCAAAAATGGTTTCAGAAGAATTTAGTAAAGCTCATCCCATTATTCGAAAATTTTCTAAAACCCTTACTCGAATTGATAATGTAAACGCCTTTAGTGCCGGGCGAGCGGCTGGAGATAAAGTAAATCTTGGTCGCGCAATTAATCAAACATCTAAAAAAGCAATTACATCTTAAGAATTGACAAATTTCATCTTTTTTAATATATTATCTTTATATATGAAAGGATGAATTAAATGCTTCATATGATCGAAACTCGAGGATGGGAAACAAACACTGCATGGTGTGTTCCAACTGCAATCAGTTTTCTTACTGGTATTCCTCTTATTCATTCTCATTCTCGAGCAGCATTCATTCAAAATAAGAAACTTAATGAAGTTTCTAAAGTATATGCTGCAGAAGCACTTTTGATGCTTCGTGAACAGGGTTATAAAGGTGAACAAATTAAACTCATTGATAAGTATTCGAAACCTCCTATTTTGAAAGTATTTTTGGCAAATAGAACATCATATGAATATTGTATGCCTTTGATGATTCAAATTGAAGATTCAAACAAGTTTTGTCACATGATTACTGCACATTATGATTTTGCTGCTGATAATTATACTATGAAACCCGTGCCAATCAAACAATTCCCTCATATGAATAAATATGTCACTAGTGCGTGGGTTGTAAGTAAATTGTAAAGAATTTTCAAATATGCAAACATTAGAAATAATTGTTAATATGTAAATAAATACAAAAATATCTTTATGTCTTTTAATAAAAACTTAAATAATTTCAATCGTTTTTATTATGATGACAATTTGTTTTCTTCAAGTTTTGTATTTTTTGAAAATTTCTAAACAATATAATAAGCGATAAATATTTGTTAAATTAATTATGCCTAATGATATTAATGAATATATTTCTATATTTGAAAATTTTGATATATTGATTATGATAAAAACACAAACTTCTTTAAAATGATAACATAGTTTTATTTCAATTTAAAAAGGAGAGTAAAAATGGCCACTATTGAAAAATACGCAAAATGGTGTTTAATGCTCATTGAAGGAAATGATTACATTGTTGATGAAATTTACGAAGCACTTTATGAAGATGGATTTATTGATGAAAATCAAAAATGGAATAATAATGAAGATGAATATGAAGATGAAGAGTCAATGGGCAATCGATACTAAAGCATCAATCAATTGTTGACTATTAAAATATCTTTGTATTCCGTGTTAGTTCAGTTGGTAAAGTAAGTGGTTGTTAACCACTGGGTCATAGGTTTGAGTCCGTCTATAGAATCCAAAATTAAAATCGGTGTAACTTATTAGTAAAACATTGATTGAATTATTTTATTTAAAATTCATTTGTGGTTCTTGGAATATTGTTTGGACTCATGATTGGAAGTTTTATATTTGGATTTGGAAATGAAGTTGGCCATCTAGTTGCTAAAAGTCTGTTTTTTGCAATTCTAGATATGTTTACAGAATTCGATTGATTCCCACCAAGAACATAATAGTCTGTTGAATCTTCACCTACTAAAAATCCTACGTGGCCGCCTTCATTTCGAGAAAAAACTGCTATAGCCCCATAAACTGGAACCGTTGGAACACCAAAATGAATCCAATTTCTGGCCCAGTATGGATTCTTTGCTAATTCACCAGTGAAAGTTTCATTTGGTAATGATTTTTTAATGGCAGTTTCAACATAATCGCCACACCAAGGAAGTGCTTTTGGATCTCCAAGTGTTTTTCCATCGCTTTTTAACCAAGCTTTTAATTCTGCATTATTGTTAATCTCGTGTAATCCAAAAACTTTTTTACCTTCTACTATCCAAGGTAATTCAGTTTCTTTCTTTTTGAATAATCCAAACATATTATTTCCTTTTATTGTTAAATCTATACATATATATATTTATCAAAATAAAGAAATCATCTATAAGTAATAAACAACAATTTTTTGAGTTTGAATAAATTTTCATTGATAAAATTTACTATTTTAGAATCAAATATGTTTTGGATTTTCTTATAATTATGGTTTATTATTGAATTAAAATAATTTAATTCATTTATTTTGAAAAAATGTGTTGACATTAACCTAAAAATATTGTATTTCTTAATTACAAAGTAAGAATCGAGAATGGACTCATGATCTACGCTGTCTATGATACTCAATTCGATACTCTGGATAGCCTCAAGGGGCTCAAAATTATCAATCATCTTGATGCTGTCTATGATGATTTTGATTCAATGCTGAATGATTGGGCAGATCATATTATGGCCGGTACTCATGTCTTCTTTGTTCTTTTGGACGACAAATAATTTATAACAAAAATAGAAATTTAAGAAACTATCATGCTAATTTAGCAGATAGTTTTTTATGAATATTACGAAATTACAAAAATAAATAAAAAAAATGAATAACAATCATTATATAGAATTAATTAATATTTTTTCTAAACACTATATCATTTTCTGTTGACATTCATCAAAAATAGTATATACTGATATTCGAAGAAAACGGTTGATGAATAAGTTTGAATGAAAATGATGAATTTTTAATGAATTAAATTAACTTATGCGATTTATATTTAAGATTTTTGGGTCTCTGGTGTAATCGGTTAACACACTCGCCTCATAAGCGATGAGATTCGCGGTTCGAATCCGCGGAGACCTACCAAAGTAATTTAGTATTGCTTACTTACTTCAGTTGGATAGAGCAAGTGCCTAAATTTAAATAAATAAATTAAAGATGATTTTTGATGGGCCCGTAGCTCAGCTGGATTTAGAGCAGAGAACTTCTAATTCTCAGGTCGTAGGTTCGAGTCCTACCGGGTTCGCCATAAACCATCTTTGATTTAAAAGAGATTTTTTATATCAGGTCTACAAGTATTGTAAAAAAGAATTTAGTAAAAAGGATATAGCTAATCATAGCAGATGGTGTGATTTTAATCATCAACAAACAATTATGCTAAAACATAGATCATTTGTTGACCTTCCAGAGTATGATAGATACCTCGATTCTAAAAACAAACGTGCTATAAAAGTCCAAGAAAATAAACTAAAAATGTTGTTGACACGACATAAAAACATTGATATATTTGATTCACTTGAAGGTTATAGAACTTTTACTATTGAAGATTAGAATTTCTTAGGAAGCGCCAAGTTTAATCGTCCTAGTACCCGGGGCGATAGAGAAAGCCTGTCTCTTTACGCGGGTTTTTCTTGAGTGGGAATTAACCCATAATTAGTAAAGATACGGTTACGCTGCCGCTCGGCGTAACAAGAGATCAATGCACACTGAGTTATTCGGGGTGTATAGGGGCGGCCATATTTTTGGGGAATGGGACTGCTTGTGGTGGTCACCGAGTTTGCACCTCGGACATCAGGTGGGTTAGAATCCCACATTCTCCACCAAAAAACAAAAGATTGATCGTAGCAAAATAAAAAAGAAATTAGAAATTCAAAAGTTAATAAACTTAATGATATATTTGACAAATAACTCATAATATTTTATCATAGTAGAAAAAAGATCAATAGTTTTATCATGATCATTTGTTGACTGTCGATATGTTAAATTTTGTTGTTGACATTCATCTGTGAATATGATATATATTATATAGAAAATAAAAAAACTGCTTTTTGACAATATAATGGCACTGGCATAAAACGCACCGATGAGCTGGCTGTCGTAAACCCAGTGCTTTTATAAGTCTCTCGGATCTATTGGTTCGACATTTTTTCTGACAGTAACCCTGCCGACAAACTGGTTGTGGTAAACTCAGAAAAAGAAACCAAAGATCCGAGAGAAGCTAAAAAATACTATCTCAAATATATTTAATATTAACTAAAGAGCATTAATCATATTTAAATTTTGCCCTGATGGTGAAATTGGTAAACACAACGGACTTAAAATCCGTCTTTTTGTGGGTTCGAGTCCCACTCAGGGTACCAATAATTGCGGGTGTGATGTAATGGTAGCTTCTCAGCCTTCCAAGCTGATGGTACGGGTTCGATTCCCGTCACCCGCTCCAAGTTAATATAATTTATTTAAGCTTCTACAACGAAATTGATATACGTAACAAATTCAAATTAAATATTTTTCCGCCTTAGCTTAGTTGGCAGAGCAAGTAGCTGTTAATCACTGAGTCGTAGGTTCAAGCCATACAGACGAAACCTATTTTGATTTAAACTTTGTCATTCAACCAAATTTATCAATTAAATCAGATTTTACTTTTTGAATAAAAGTTTATAATAATTCTTATAATATGATAAAATTGTAGACACATAAACTTAAAGCATTTGTAATGAAAATCATAGAAGTTTGAATTTATCTATAAGTATCAATATTTCATTAATAATTTTTTTTACATTTTTTTATTGTAAAAAATAGAAATATTGTTAATAATATTTTTGAATGGTGAATAAGATATTTAATCTTATTCGCCTTGTTTATATTATTGTTTTGATTAATTTACATATAAAATAAATAAACAAAAAATGATATCAAAAATAATATTGATTACAAAGAAAATTATTTCTTAAATTTTAAGAAAAACTCATTAATAACTTTTAATATAAAATGCTTTAAAAGTAAAAAACTTTAATTCATAATATCAAAAAATTCATTATTTATAGGAGATATTTTAAATGATTGTTTCAAATCAATTTATTTTTGAACAACTAATCGATGAACAAAGAAAAAACTTTTCTCATGTATGTATGACCGATAAAGCTCGTGCTGACACTGATCATTTTTTTGGTAAAGATAATGATATTGTTTACGGTGAGATTTCAAATGACGCTGGACATATAGAACACAAGAGTGAAATTCATCGCGCTGTAGAAAGACATATTGGTCAAAAAATTCATCAAGATGATTATAATTGTGGCATAATAAAAGATAAATATGGCCGAGATATTAATATTGTACATCTAATTAAAGATGAAAAATTAAAGAATGAATTTTTGTTAGATAATACACGCAAAAATTCAAAAAAAGATAGTCTATTTAAGACGACAACTGTTCGTGGTATTAAAATAATAGACAAAACAAACAATGTGGAAGATTTACATCATTCAAAAGAATATTCGCAACATCAACTAAATTCTATGAGCTTCAATAATGGATTAGATGCACGACAATATTTAGAAAATGAAATCCGTCACGGAACTGTAGTTCATCGTGTTCATGATCATGCCGGTCAAGAAATTTATCATGCTACATTGCAACCTTATCATAATGATCAAGGTCATGTAGCCTATGATGTTGATTCAGAATATGGAATCAATCATCCGGTCTTTACAAAGACCGCTGTTGAAGTTGCAAAAAGGCTATCTGGCGAATACAAACCTGGTTTATTTAAGAAACATCCAGATGTATATAGTGAAAATGAAAAAGAATATATTCTTCATCCAAATGCAACAGCAGAACATTTACATAAAGCACTCAATGATAAAAACAAGAGCGTAAGAATTGCAGCTGCTAGACATCCAAATTTGAATTCAGATCATTTACATAAAGCATTAAATGATAAAAATTGGACTGTAAGAGCAATTGCTGCAAGCCATCCAAATGCAAATGCAGAACATTTACATAAAGCATTAAATGATGAAAATGCTTATGTAAGAGAAGCAGCAGCAAGAAATCCTAATTATAATAAATAATAATATCATTTAAAAAGAATATTGAATGATGAAAATAAAAAAGTAAGAAAAATTACAAAGAAAAAAACTATAAAAGGGGTATTTTAAATGATTACTTTAAAAAAATTTCTTACCGAATATCTAACTGAAGATCAAAAAAAGAGTTTTGCTGATGTATCAATGACTGATAAAGCAAGAGCTGATACAGATCATTTCTTTGGTAAAGGAAATGATATAATTCATGGTGAAATTTCAACTCATTTTACAGGAAGAGGATTAAGAAAAAATTCATTCAAGACTTCAACCGCTCGTGGTACTAAAATAATTGACAAAACAAACAACACGGAAGATTTACATCATTCAGGATTAAATAAACGACAATATTTAAAAAATGAAATTCGTCATGGAACAGTCGTTTATCGTGTTCATGATCATGCCGGTCATGAAATTTATCATGCTACATTGCAACCTTATCATAATTATCAGGGTCATGTAGCCTATAATGTTGATTCAGAATATGGAGTCAATCATCCGATTTTTACAAAGAAAGCTTTTGAAGTTGCAAAAAAGCTATCTGGTGAATACAAACCTGGTGTATTTAAGAAACATCCAGATGTATATAGTGAAAATGAAAAAGAATATATTCTTCATCCAAATGCAAATATAGAACATTTACATAAATCATTGAATAGTAGAAATATTGATGAAAGGTTAGCAGCAGCTGCTCATCCAAATTTAAGTTCAGTTCATTTACATAAAGCTTTAGAAGATGAAGATAGTCATGTAAGATATGTTGCTACATTACATCCAAATTTGAGTTCAGATCATTTACATAAAGCATTAAACGATAAAGATTGGACTGTAAGAGCAAATGCAGCAAGCCATCCAAATGCAGCCGCAGAACATCTACATAAAGCATTGAATGATAAAGATGAAAGAGTAAGAGAAGCAGTAGCAAAAAATATAAATGTAAATGCAGAACATTTACATAAAGCATTGAATGATGAAGATGTCTTTGTAAGAAAAGCAGCTGCAAGTAATCCAAACGCAAATCCCGAACATTTGAATAAAGCATTGAATGATAAAGATAAAAGAATAAGAGAAGCAGCAGCAAGTCATCCAAATGCAAATGCTGAAAATTTGTATAAAGCATTAAATGATGAAGATATCTTTATAAGAAAAATAGCAGCAAAACACCCAAACGCAAACACAGAAAATTTACATAAAGCATTGAATGATAAAAATAAAAGAGTAAGAGAATCAGTAAAAAGAAATCCTAACTATAAGATGTATTTTCAATGATTAGGTTCAAATAATTTTTTCTTGAATACTTAATTGATGAATAGTGAAATCGTTTTCCTCATGTATCTATGACAGATAAAGCGCGCGCTGATAGCGCGCGCTAATTACTCATCATTTCTTTGGAAAAGGAAATGATATTGTTCATGGAGAAATTACTCATGATGCAGTGCATAATGAACACAAAAGTGAAGTACATCATGCTATTGAAAGACATTTTGGTCAATAAATTCATCATGATGATTATCGCCGTGGAATTATTAAAGACAAATATGGACGGGACGTGAAGATCGGTCGACTTATCAAAGATGAAAAATTAAGAAATGCATTCGCTTCTGATTCTACAAGAGAAGGGTCAAGAAAAGGTAATACATTCAAGATGACAACTGTTCGTGGTATCGATGTTGCTGGTAAGACAAACAATACACCAGATCCACATTATCCAAAAGGACATTCATGCGCTCAATTGAGTTTTAAAAATGTAGACACCGGTTCAAATTGTCATTATCTAGAACACGAAATTCGTCATGGAACTATCGCTCGATAAAGTTTATGATCATATAGGTCATGAAATCTATCGAGCTAAATTGCAGCCACATCATAACGAATATGGTCATGTTGCCTATGTTGTTGATTCAGAATATGGAATCAAACATCCTGCTTTTACGAAGAGCTCTCATGAAGTAGTAAAGAAATTATCTGGTAAATATAAATCTGGCGTTTTCAAAAAATATAACGCTGAACATCTACATAAAGCACTGAATGATAAAGATAAAAGAATAAAACAAGCAGCAGCAAAAAATCTAAATGCTAATAAATATCATTTAGAAAGAGCATTGAATGATGAAAATGAAAGAATAAGAAAAGCTGCAAAGGAAAATCCAAATTATAGGAAATATTTTAAATGATCACGTTCAAACATTTTCTTCTTGAATACTTAACTGACGAACAAAGAAAACGTTTTGCTCATGTAAAAATGACCGATAAAGCTCGAGCCGACACGGATCATTTCTTTGGAAAAGATAATGATATAGTTCATGGTGAAATTTCAATTGATGCAGGGCATCATGAACACAAGAGTGAAGTACATCGCGCTGTTGAACGTCATATTGGTCAAGAAATTCACCACGATGACTATCGCCGTGGATTGATAAAAGATAAGTATGGAAGAGATATTAAAATTGGACGTTTAATCAAAGACGAGAAATTAAGAAATGCATTCGCTTCTGATTCGACAAGAGAAGGAGTAAAAAAAGGTAGTTTATTTAAAACATCAACTGTTAGAGGAATTGAAGTTGCCGGTCAAACAAATAGCACACCAGATCCACATCATCCAAAAGGACATTCTTGGGCACGGCTTAGTTGTAAAAATGTAGATACTGGTTCAAAAAAACACTATTTAGAAAATGAAATCCGTCATGGAACTGTTGTTCATCGTGTTCATGATCATACAGGACAAGAAATCTATCGCGCTACTTTACAGCCTTATCATAATGAACGAGGTGACGTAGCTTATACCGTAGATTCAGAATATGGAATCAAAAACCCTGCCTTCACAAGAAGTGCTCATGAAGTAGCAAAAAAACTTTCTTGTGAATTCAAACCAGATTTATTCAAAAAACATCCAGAAGTATATGATGACAATGGTATAAAACATATTCTACATCCAAAAACTACACATGAAGATATTACAAAAGCTTTATCTAATAAAGATTCTAATATAAGAGCAGCAGCAGCAAGTCATCCAAATGCAACTGCAGATCATTTACATAAAGCACTTAATGACGAAGATTGGGCTGTAAGATTAGCCGCAACAACACACAAAAATGCAAATGCTGAACATTTACATAAGGCATTAAATGATGAATATTTTAAAATAAGAAAAATTGTTGCGAGTCATCCAAACGCAAATGCTGAACATTTGCACAAAGCGTTGAATGATGAATATTTCTTTATAAGAAAAATAGCAGCAAGTCATCCAAATGCAAATGCTGAACATTTACATAAAGCATTGAATGATGAAGATTTTTCTGTAAGAGAAGTAGCAGCAAGTCATCCAAATGCAAATGCAGAACACCTGCATAAAGCTTTAAATGATAAATATTGGATTGTAAGAGAGTCCGCAGCAAGAAATCCTAATGTTGATAAATATCATTTAGAAAGAGCATTGAATGATGAAAATGAAAGAGTAAGAAAAGCTGCAAAGGAAAATCCAAACTATAAAAGGTATTTTCAATGATTAGATTCAAACAATTCCTTATCGAATACTTAACTGACGAACAAAGAAAACGTTTTGCTCATGTATCGATGACTGATAAAGCGCGAGCTGATACAGATCATTTCTTTGGTAAAGGTAATGATATAGTTCATGGTGAGATTTCAACTGATGCTGGTCATCAATTTCATAAGAGTGAAATTCATCGTGCTGTTGAACGCCATCTTGGACAAGAAATTCACCACGATGACTATCGTCGTGGATTGATAAAAGATAAGTATGGTCGAGATGTGAAAATTGGACGTTTGATCAAAGACAATAAATTAAGGAATGCATTTGCTTCTGATTCGACAAGAGAAGGAGTAAAAAAAGGTAATGTATTCAAGACTTCAACGGTTCGCGGTATTGAAGTTGCCGGTCAAACAAATAGCGCACCAGATCCACATCATCCAAAAGGTCACTCTTGGGCTCAGCTGAGTTGTAAAAATGTTGTCAATGGAATAAACAGTGATTTTCTATATAATGAAATTCGTCATGGTACCGTAGTTCATCGCGTTCATGATCATACCGGCCAAGAAATTTATCGTGCTACTTTGCAGCCTCATCATAATGAAGAAGGTCATGTGGCTTATGCTGTGGATTCAGAATATGGAATCAAGAATCCAGCTTTCACAAGAAGTGCTCATGAAGTAGCAAAAAAGCTTTCTGGTGAATCCAAACCTGGTGTTTTTGTTAAACATCCACAAGTATATGATGATAATGGTATAACACATATTCTACATCCAAATGCAAATGAAGAACATTTATATAAAACATTATCACATCCGGATGAAAAAGTAAGAAAAATGGTTTTAGATTATCCAAATCTGAAACCAAAACATATTTCAAAAGCATTAGACGATATTTCTGATAATATAAGAATAGCTGCTGCACAACATCGAAATGCAAATCATGAAAATTTACATAAAGCATTAAATGATAATCATTATGCCGTAAAAGCAGTAGCAGCAAATCATCCAAATGCAACCGCAGAACATCTACATAAAGCATTAAATGATGAGTTTTACGGAGTAAGAGAAGCTGCTGCAAGTAATCCAAATGCAACCGCAGAACATTTACATAAAGCACTTAACGATGAGGTTGATTATGTTAGATATGCTGCAATAAACAATCCAAATGCAAATGCTGAACATATTCATAAAGCATTAAATGATAAAGTAATATCAATAAGAAAGGTTGCAGCAGAACATAAAAATGCAAGTGCAAATAATTTACATAAAGCATTAAATGACGAGAATCATGCCGTGAGATTAGCTGCAATATTAAATCCAAATGCGAATGAAGAACATGCAAAGAAAGCACTAAAAGATGACTTCTATATGGTTAGAAATGTTGCAAAACATAAATTAAATTTAAAAAATGAATAATAATTTTGTAAAAATTACAAAATAAAAATTAAATATCAATGAATAACTAATTTTAGAAAATTAATTATTTAAATATTCATAAAATTTATTTGCATTTAACAATTAAAATTAAGAATACATTTATACAAACAAGGTTTATTCAAAAAACATCTATATAATGATAATGGTATAAAATATATTCTACATGCAAAAACTACACACGAAGATATTTTAAAAGTGTTAAATAATGAAATTTCTGATATAAGATTGGCTGCAGCAAGTCATCCAAATGCAAATGCTGAACATTTGCGTAGAGCGTTAAAAGATGATCATTCTAATGTAAGAATATTTGTAATGAGTAATCCAAACTTCAAATAATATATTTTGAATATTTTATACTCGATAAAAGAATAATCTTTGTCAATCTATTATAAAAGACTGATGATTTAGTTATACTCTTTGTTTATTATTACTTTTTTATATAAATCAAATTATATTTGTTGACATTTGTTGTAGATGTATTTATTAAAATAACATCAGCAGAAAAAGGAATCAAAAAATGTATTGGATTCAAGTTATCTCAAATCTTATTAATGTTGACATCAACACTGCTCGTGCAATTTATGAAAAACTTAATTGGTTTGATTTCTCAGAATCTTCTAAAGAAGAAATTATTCGAGAATCCAAAAGAGTTTTGCTTTTTATGAAGTCTTAAATCGTAAAAATTAAAATGAACAAACATAATAAGAATTTGATGTTTTAAGAATGGAATACAATTTTCCTACAATCAGAACAATCGATGATGTTCTTCCGCATATTTCTGGAAGATCTGAATTTATTATTGCAGAAAGACCATTTGGAAAAATTATCAACTATGCAGTTGCAATGTCGGACACTTTTGATATGAAAGGTCCTGATGATATTGGTGGCGCTATTCGTCGAGAACTTCGTGGTATTATCTTTGATAATAAAGGTAACATCATTTCTCGTCCTTTTCATAAATTTTTTAATATTGGAGAACGCGAAGAAACAATGCCATATGTTTTAGATTTTTCTCGTGATCATATTATCACCACTAAAGTAGATGGCAGCATGTTGCGGCCAATTGAATTTGATAATAAAATTCGTTGGGCTACTAAGATGGGTATCACTGATGTAGCAGAGTTTGCCGAAAAATACATCGAAAAAAATTCTCATTTTAATGACTTTGCTTCTTTTTGTATTTCTCAAAATCTGACTCCAATTTTTGAATATGTTGGGCCTTTCAATAAAGTAGTGCTTGATTATGAAGAAGGAATGATTCTTCTTGCTGTTCGTGAAAATATTTCTGGTAAATATTTGAATATTCATGAAGAAACTCAAGATTATTATATTCTTGAAATGATTTCTCGATATAACATTCCAGTTGTTCAAGTTCATTCACGTTTTGAATCTGCTAAAGCTTTGATTGAATATACAAAGCCTCTTATTGGCGTTGAAGGCTTTGTTGTAGATTTTAACGGCCATAAACTAAAAGTAAAGGCTGATCAATATGTTATGATTCATAATATTAAAGAATTGATTCGTGAAGAGCGCAATATCGCAGCAATTATTGTAAACGAAAAATTGGATGATATCATTCCTTTTTTGGATGGACCATCTCTTGAAACCATTCGTGCATATGAAATTCGCTTTTGTGCTGCTCTTGATAATGTTTTGAATCGACTTGAAAGTCTTGTTAATCTTGCGCGAGTTCTTCATGGTGGAGTAAAGAAAGAAGTTGCAATCAACTTTGTTCAAAATCTAATTAATAAAGAAGATGCTTCATTTATTTTTTCTGCTCTTGATGGAAAAGAACTTCGTCCTTTAGTAATCAAGAAGATTAAAGACTCGGTGTCTAACGGTCAAAAATATGAAAAACTAATGCGTTGGTTGGAAGCTTAAAATGAATAAATTTATTGACCTTTCTTCTGAAGATCTTGAACAAGCTACAAAATTCTTGCATTCTATCAATCCAAAATTGAAAGATAAAACTGTATTTGGAATTGAAAAACACAAAAATGGAGATCGAAGTGTTGTTTTTCATTTGATAGATAATAAAGATAATAATAACACAAAAAATCAAAAAGATACACAGCTTTTTATTCTTTCTACATTATATATACTTGAACGTTTTTTTGTGGAAAATTTTTTTGATAATAAATAATATTAAAGAACATAATCGACTATAAAAATATTTCATATATGTTAAAAGTAAATAAAAATATAAAAAGATACTATTATGACAATTTTCAAAAAAATTATTAATCAAACATTAAATAAAGTAAAAGATAATCATATTATTGTAGATGAATCGATTCGTTTTAAAATAGACTTATCTAAATTAAAAAAACTTAATGAATCATCAGTATTAATTAATTTAAAAAATAAAAATATAGGTGATTATGGTAATCATAATCATCTTTCTGATTTATTGCACCAAGCAACTGCTAAAACTATAAATGACCAAGAAAAAAAATATATTCATCATTACACTTGCCATGATGAAGACGCCAATAAAAATTATTCTGAAAGATTAAATCATTCTTTAATAAATGGAACTGCTTTGCACGATCATGATCAAAAAATTCATGATACAATCATGAAACACGCAAAGCCTTCCGGATATTCATTTCATTTGTTTTCTGGTGTCAAAAGAAATTTTAAAAAAATGTCAGAAGAATCTGGATCTGACACTTTTCATTTTCCGGCACATACATCAACCACGCATGACATCGAAATAGCATATGAATTTGCTTCTAAAAAAAGAGATGATAAAAATAATATGCACCTTATTCATATTCATGTTAAACCGCAAGATAAAGTTTTACATATAAGTCGTTTTTCTGAAAATCCATATGAACACGAAACAATTTTACCTGCGGGTACTACATTAAAATATCACGGTACCACAACTGAAAAAAGAGGAAAATATTTTACTCAACACATTCATCACATGACCATTCATTCACAGAAATAAGAACAGAACATAAAATTATAGAGATCATTATTATGATAAGTTTCAAAAAATTTATCAATCGAGCTTTTAATAAAACAGAAAATAAGTACATTATTTTAAATGAACCAATTCATTTTAAAAAACATCAAATGAAAATAAAAGAAATTAATGAGTCAATTTCTAATTCAAAAATTTTGAATGATTTGAAATATAAAAATTTAGAAAAATATGGTGGTCGTGAACGTCTTTCTGAAATATTACATAATTCGACTGCTAAAAATTTAAATAAAGACGAAATAAAACATATTCATTATTTTACATCTGATATTAGTCATTTTAATAAAACTTATAGAAATGGATCTACAAGATTAAATTATTCTTTAATAAATGGAACTGCTTTGCACGATCATGATCAAAAAATTCATGATACAATCATGAAACACGCAAAGCCTTCTGGGCATTCATTTCATTTGTTTTCTGGTGACAAGAGAGATTTTAAAAAAATATCAAAACGATCTGGATCTAACATTTTTTATTGTCCAGCTCATACATCAGCAACGCATGCTATTGAAGTAGCACATGGTTTTGCTCATGAGAAAAGAGATGAAAAAAATAATATGCACTTCATTCATATTCATGTAAATCCACACGATAAAATTTTACATGTAAGTCATTATTCTGAAAATCCAGATGAACACGAAACAATTATACCTGCGGGTACTACATTAAAATATCACGGTACTACAGTCGAAAAAAACGAGATGAATACGTATCATATTCATCATATGACCATTCACTCACAAAAATAAGTTACTTTTAAATAAATAAGTTTAGGTTTAAACAATTACATATTAAAAATTTCATTTAAAATGAAAATATAAAAGGAAAATAATAATTATGATAAGCTTTAAAAAATTTATTAATCAAGCTTTTAATAAAGTAAAAGATAATTATATTATTGTAGATGAACCAATTCATTTTAAAATGAACCGGATGCCATATGAAATAACAGATGACGATTATGTGATTCTAGATGAACCAATTCATTTTAAAATGAACCAGATGCCATATGAAATAACAGATGACGGCTCTGTGATTGTAGATGAACCCGTTCATTTTAGAATGAAATAGATACCATATGAATAAACTTAATGAGTCAAAGACATCAATATTAAATAAATTGTCATGTGATAATGTAAATGATTTTAAAAAAGATTCGATCCTTTTTTCTGAATTACTTCATGATATGACAGTTAGAGATATAACAGAGGATGAAAGAGAAGATATTTAATATACTCGATTATTCTGTAAAATTAAATTATGTTCTAATAAACAGAAATAAGACATTTCTATCATGAATATATTGACATTTATGAAAATTATTATATTATCGTGTATATGCTAAAAATAAAGGTGAATCATGAGCTATATGAATCTTAATGAATTTTCAACGCGTTTTATTTCAAATGAATTTCAAGATTCTTCGGTTAAAAAACAAATTGAAGCCGGCTGGCGTGAATGGTCTTGTGAAAATACTTCTCTTCCAGCAAAAACAAAGAAACTTGGTAATAAAGTCATTCAATTGATGAAATCTCATAAAATGAATCCTGAAAAAACTTATGTATTGTTTAAAAATATCCTTCCTTTAAAAGGAAGGGATTATGATTATATCAATTTTGTTGATATTGAGACTGACCATTTGCTATATACGATTGTTCCTTCTTCTGGTCATGAAAGCACAAAGGGTCAGGCTCAAGTTTGGGGTCGTGAAAATTTTTTTCAAAAACCACTTGTTGCTGGAACTTGGAAAGATATAAAAGATTTTTTTAATGTAAAATAAGCAAAAAATATAATTATTTCAAATTAGTTGTAAAATTTATCTTATTGAAGGAAGAAAAAATGATATTAAAAACAATATATAGTCTTTTAATTATGCTTATTTTTTCTGTAAATTCTGCTTTTGCTAGAGATTCATTTAAATGGGGCGGTTATTATGGCGGAATTATGACAGAATCATCTATAACTTTAGTTAGAGCAGAAACTCATTTTGCTAATTTAATAATAACAAATAGACTTAGCCCAAATTTACTTATTGATCGTATAGTGTTAAGTATAGATGACGTAGAAGTAATAGTTACTTATGATGATAGATCCGGCAGTCAACCAGATGCTGTGACTGTGACTATTCCACCGGGATATTATATTTTACCTAATCGGGAAGAATTCATCATTCATGAAAACGATACAATGATAATTGAAATACATCAAATGTTATTGGGATGAATATTTGTAAGTAAAAAAGTGTACATTTACTATAAACATAATAAATGCAATAATACAAATAAAAATTGGAGAAATGAATTTTGATTTTAAATGCTATTTACAAATATTTTAAAAGAGTAGGAATAGCATTGTCAGTTTTATTGAATACTATACTTGGTGGCTATAGTAATCAAACGTTTAGTGCAAGAAATTATGCTTGGAAAAGAGAAGGAAAACCAAATCTTGTTTGGTTAATAGATAAAATATTCTGGTTTGACCCTAATCATTGTCTAGAATCTTGGGTTTATTGGTATACAAGAAAAAAACTTGGAGATACAAAAAATGATAACAATTTATGGTAATGATAAATGCACGTGGTGCAAAAAGTCTAAATCAATTGCTGAACAATATAATTTAAAATATGAATATTTGAATATCGACAATAAATCCGTTTTAGAAGATTTAAGAAAACGTCTTCCAGAAGTTAAAACAATTCCACAGATTTGGTGGTCTGATCGTTATATCGGTGGTTATCATGAATTCCTGATTGCAATACACAATTATATAAACGAATCTAAAGAACAAAAAATTTAAATCAACACTTAATTATAAATTATGAGATCTTCTATGAAAAAGAAAAAAAGAAAATCACTTGTGGAAGCAGAACTTTCGATGAAAAAATTTTTAGAGCGTATTGGATATACTGGAAATTTTAAAGGTCAATCTGTAAACGAAATACCAGATTATCGTATAAAATCAGATCTTCCTTCCACTTCAAACGTAATTCCAGGTAAAACACCAAAGAAAACACCAAATATATATACAGGCAATAAAATTATTGGAATTGCTGTTACACACAAATCTAATCTTGTACCAATCAGTAAAAATAATAAACAAGCAGCAATAGATATTGCACAGATGCGAAGAAGCTAAAAACTAATATAAAAAATATATGTGAGTTTTATAAAAACTCATTTTTTGTATTAAAAAATATTTATTTAAAAATTATCAAATCTTTTTCTTTTGATAAATACCTCTATAATAATATAGAGGTATTTTATGTCAATTATAGCAGGAATTGATTACAGTTTAACCAGCCCAGCAATATGTGTACACAAAGGATCTGAATGGTCTATAGATAATTGCACCTTTTATTACATGTCACATAAAAAACAATGGATTTCTGTAACTGGGCAATTTATCGGTGAAATATACGAAAAATTTGATTGTGATGCACATCGATATGATAATATATCAAAGTGGTCATCAAAAATATTAAAAGAAAATAAAGTAGAAAAATGCTTTATTGAAGGATATTCCTATAATTCAATAGGAAGAGTTTTTCAAATAGCAGAAAATGGTGGTCTTCTTAAATACAAATTATGGAAAGAAAATATTCCATTTCAAGTTTTTGCTCCCTCCGAAATTAAGAAATTTGCTTCTGGTAAAGGTAATGCAAATAAAGAAAAAATGTATAAATCATTCATAAATGAAACTAATATTGACATTCGTAAAAAACTTGATATAATTAATAAAAATATATGGAATCCTATATCAGATATTGTAGATTCTTATTATATAGCAAAATTTGGATTTATAAAAAAAAGAAATTGACACTTTTAAATGTTGAATATATAATCATATATTATAAAAATAAGGGAGAATTATGATGTATATTAAACGAAAAAGTGTTATTACAGGAATAGAACACACTCGTAACATTCCAGTAAATCCTGATGATTATTTTGCATGGAACGCTGGCTTAGGTAGTATTGAAGAAATAATGCCTTATCTTAATGATAATGATCGTGAATTCATTCTTTCAGGTATTACTCCAGAAGAATGGAATTCTGCATTTGTCTATAATGAACGGGATATATGACAATTGATAATAGTTTTTAATGGACCTCCTTTTTCGGGTAAAGATGAAGCATGCACATATTTTAAAAAATTAGGATATGTGCATCTTTCTTTTAAAGAAGAACTTTTTAAAGAAACAATTGGCTTTTTTCAAGTATCAAAAAAATGGTTTATGGAAGGATATAATGATCGAAAAATAAAAGACTTACCTGTCGATCAATTACAAATAAATGGTATAAAATTAAGTAGACGTAATGCTATGATTTATGTTTCTGAAAATTTGATAAAACCAAAATTTGGTAAAGAATATTTTGGTTTGAAATTGTCAGAACAAATTCAAAATAATTTGAATTATTGTATTAGTGATGGAGGTTTTGAAGAAGAACTCACGCCTATTATAAATAAAATTGGAGTTGATAATATAATAATAGTTCAACTCGCACGCGATGGGTGTGATTTTTCTTCTGATTCAAGAAAATATTTAAATGGTAATATAATAAAAGAATATATAATTAGAAAAGAAACAAAAATTTCTAATATTCACATTCTTCCAAAAAAATTGGATATTCGCACCTATCGTGTTCATAACAATGGAACTATCGAAGAGTTCCAAAAAGTTCTTCAATCAATACACGAAAAGGAAAGTGATGTCCAAAACAAAAAAACAAAAAGAGAAATCCGCGCGGATTTTTTTTGAAAACCCCTATGATTTAGAAACTTTTTTTGAATCTTTAAATATTTCTAGTGAAAATGAAAAAGAATTGTTGTTTGTTGATAGATTCATAGCTTCTTTAAGACTAAATCCTACGGGTGATATTACTACAATAAGTTATAACATACTAAAAGATCTTAAAATCATTAAATAAAGGAGTGAATATAAGATGTCAAAAAAGAATAGTGGTGGAAAAACACACACCTCAAAAGGAGAACGCAAATCTTCTATGAGAACTCGTTCTTCAGATCCAGCTCAAAAAATGCTTAATTTGCAAAAGGCTTGGGCAAAAGGTCAAAATCCTTGGATCACGATTGAAAATCCAAATAAAAATGAAACAAATAAGCGTTTCATTCGTGTTCGAATGAATGACACAAATCTCGGTAATCCAAAAGAACGTTACAAAAAAATGTTTATAATGAATTAACATGAATATGCAGATCTTTAGTAAAGAATATATGATTCCTTATCTAAAAGAAGGAATATGTACTGTAACATTTGAGAAAAAAGACGGTACAATTCGTAAAATGAAATGTACTCTTAATAAAGAATTTATTCCGTCATTGGAAATTCATGAAGAAGCACAAAGGAAAAAAAGAATTGAAAATTCAAATGTGCTTTCAATTTACGACGTCGAAAATAATGAATGGCGATCTTTTAGATTGAATTCTGTTATTGAATTTAAAGGATAATTCATGAGCTGTGTTTATAAAGGTTTTGTGATAGATACAGATCTATCAAGGAATGCTAAAGGTGGAACCGAAATGATGCGGCAACGTTTAATTAATAACGTGAGCCCTAATTTGTTAAATCAATTTGCCATACATATTTCAAGACCTAGAAAATTGTATGAAGATGTTCCAAATATTCTTTGGTGTCATGATTTAGCAGAAGATAAAGAAAACGATATATTATTCAACGGTGGTTGGAAAAAATTTGAACATTTTGTGTTTGTTTCTTATTGGCAAAGAGATCAATATATTGAAAGATTTAAAATTCCTTATTCAAAATGTTCAGTTATTCAAAATGCTATAGAAACCGAATACGATCCAAAATCTTTAAGTCTTGAAAAAGCTCACAGTCCAATTCGTTTCATATATCATACAACTCCTCATAGAGGTCTTGCACTCGTCTATCCAATTTTTGATGCACTTTCAAAAGAATTTGACGATATTCATCTTGATGTGTATTCTTCGTTTAAAATTTATGGATGGGAAAATAGAGATAAACCATATGAGCAGTTATTTAATAAAATAAAACAACATCCAAAAATGACCTATCATGGCACTCAGAGTAATGATACTGTAATTGCTGCACTTAAAAAATCACATATTTTTCTTTTTCCATCAATATGGAAAGAAACTTCATGTATTTCAATGATTGAAGCAATTAGATGCGGTTGTATAGTTATACATCCAAGTTATGGTGCTCTTACTGAAACATCTTCTGGTGCTACTTTGATGTATGAGTTTACTGAAAATTTAGAAGATCATGCAAACAGAAGTTATAATGTAGCAAGAAATTTACTTCTTTCACATAGAAAAAATCCAGATATTTTTGAACATATTAGAGATCATGTAAGATCTCAATTGCCATATCATAGTATTAGTGTATTTACAAATTCTTGGAATGATTTACTTCAAAAATTATTGACAAATCTGAATAAAAAAATATAATAAAATGAAAGAAGAAACAATCATCTAAAATGTAGATAAATATCATAAAGTAAATTCAAGTTAAGCGCGTTGCGCGGGAGGTGTGTGATTATACTCGTTGATTATAACCAAGTAATTTTGGCTTCTTTGTTTTCTAGTATTGGAAATCATTATAATGTTGAAATTGAAGAAAACCTTATTCGTCACATGTTTCTTAACTCTTTACGTGTAAATCGTAAAAAGTTCTTTAATGATTTCGGTGAAATAGTTATTTGTACAGACGGAAAGAACTCTTGGAGGCGTGAAGTATTTCCTTACTATAAAGCAGGACGTCGAAAGTCAAGAGAAGAATCTGAACTCGACTGGAATGAATTATTTAGAATTATAAACGTAATTCGAAATGAATTAATTGAATATTTTCCATATAAAGTCATATATATTGATCATTGCGAAGCAGATGATATTATTGGTACGATAATTGAAAAATATGGAACAAAGTTAAATACGAGCAATTCAGAACAATTTCTTATCTTATCTGGTGATAAAGATTACATTCAACTTCATAAATATGCTAATGTTAAGCAATATGATCCAGTAAGGAAAAAATGGATTGAAAATTCTAATCCCGATAAATATCTTATGGAACATATACTTAGAGGTGATACAGGTGATGGTATACCAAATGTTCTTTCTTCAGATAACTCGATTGTTATAGGAGAACGTCAAAAAGCTATGACATCGAAAAGAATGGCTGAACTTATGAAAGGTCCAGAATATATGGATGAATTAACTCTATTGCGGTTTCATCGAAATAAGATGATGATTGATCTTTCAGAAGTTCCACAAAAATATAAAGATCAAATTCTTGAAGAATATAATAAAGACAAAAAAGTTGGTCGATCTCAACTTTTTAACTTTTTTGTCGAAAAACGTCTTAAAAATTTAATTGCAGATATAGGTGACTTTTAATGCTATTATCAATATCAGAAATTGTTAAAAAAGCTACAGAACTTAAAACTGATGAAGAGAAAATATCTTGGTTAAAAGCTCATGACAATCCAGCTCTTCGAACTGTTTTAAAATATACATATGATAAGGAAAACATCAAATTCTTGATTCCAAAAACACCTCCTACATGGAAGAAAAATAACTATTTTGATGTAGAAGGAAAGCTTTATAAAGAAGCACGACGTCTTCGAATCTTTATACAGGGTGGTGGTTATGATAATTTAGATAGAGAGAAAAGAGAAAATCTATTTATCGATCTTTTAGAAAATATTGATAATGGAGATGCAGAACTTTTATGCAAAATGATAGCACAAGAACCTATTGAAGGTCTTTCAAAATCAGTTGTTGTTGCAGCATTTCCTGAAGAGTTTCCGCAAAATCAAGTTGACAAATCAAATCAATAATGATAATGTAAAAATACAAGTAATAAGTAAAGGATGAAAAATCTTATGAAAAAGTCTTTCAAGAAATTTCGTGATGAAGATTGGAATCAAGATGAAGATTATCGTCGCAAAGATAAAAAAATGCGCGATCGGCGTCAAAAACGCAAAATGAAAATTGATTATCGTTTTTCACAATTTAAAAATAATAAAGAAGAGTAAATATTGAATGATACTTTATTATTATCATAATAAACACTGTTTTATTTTATTTTCAAAAAGTTTGAGGTATTTCATTAATGCAACCTTATGATAATGTTATTGTTGTAGATGCCGATGGTGTTCTGCTTTATTATGAACATGCATTTCACATGTGGATGGTATCAAAAGGTTATACTGTAACCGAAACGGGATTTTATAATATACACGAAAAATATTCTATTTCTAAAGAAGAAAGTAAACAACTTGTTGAAACTTTCAATCATAGTGCAGCTTTAAGTCGTCTTCCTCCGGTAAGAGATGCAATTAAATATGTTCGTAAATTGCATGAAGAATACGGTTATGTTTTTCATTGCATTACTGCTATTCCAAATACTGTAGATACTTATAATGCTAGAATGAAAAATATTGAAAATCTTTTTGGAAAAACTGCATTTGAAAGATTAACACTCTGTGATCATTCAGAAAACAAAAAAGAATTGCTTAAAGAATATAAAGATACAGGCTGTTATTGGATCGAAGATCTTCACGAAAATCTTAAATACGGTGTTGATCTTGGTATGAAAGGAATTTTAATGGATCATCACTATAATAGATTTGAAAGAAATGATTTCGAATATAAAAGAGTTTACAATTGGAAAGAAATTTACAAAGAAATAGTGGGTATAGACTAAAAATGATAAATATATTTGTAGATCAGAAACATTCCATAATTTTGGAATCAAGTGATCTACATAGATCACTTTTTTATTTTTTAGGAGATTGATTGACTGAATGCCTATCTATTCGATGCGAAATAAAGAAACTCAAGAAGAGTTTGAAATTAACATAAAATATTCTGAATTAGAAGAATATTTAAAATCAAATCCTCATATTGAACAAATTTTTACAAAATTTCCTGCAACAGGTGATCCTGTACGTCTTGGTTTAAGAAAACCGGACGAAGGTTTTCGTGATGTTCTTAGAAATATCAAACACCGCAGCAAAGGGAGCAATATAAACACATTTTAATTGCTCTCTTTTTTTAATAAAAACAGGAGCTTTCATGTCAACAAAAAAACGTCTTACTAAAGCAAAAAGAAACCAAATAGAAAGAGAAACAGATTACCTGTTAAATACAAAATTCAGAATGAAACGAATTGAACCAATTACAAAAAACCAAGAAAGATTATTTAATTCTTATAAAGAAGGTAAAAATATATTAGCAATAGGATCTGCAGGTACTGGAAAAACTTATATTTCTCTCTATTTGGCGATTAAAGACGTTATGGATAAAAATCAATATAAGGACGTTATAATAATTAGATCATCAGTTCAATCTCGCGAACAAGGATATATGCCAGGCAGCGCAGCCGAAAAAATGTCATATTTTGAAACTCCATATATTGATATAATAAATGATTTGTTTGAAAGAAATGATGCATATCAAATTATGAAACAAAAAAAGATGATTCGTTTCATGAGTACATCTTTCATTCGCGGTCTTACATTTGATAATTCGATCATTATAGTTGATGAATGTCAAAATATGAGATGGGATGAATTAAGAACCATTATAACGAGAGTAGGAGAAGAATCTAGAATCATTTTCTGTGGTGATACAAAACAAGATGATTTAGCTTGTTCAAAAAACAGACTTGATGTTTCAGGTTTAAGATATTTCAAAAAGGTTATTGATCGCATGAATAGTGATTGTTTTGCAACAATTGAATTTACTATAGAAGATATTGTAAGATCTAATTTAATTAAAGAATTCATAATAGCAGAAGAAAAGTTAGAATTGGAATTATCTTACTGATGCCTTTAATAGCAGTAGAAGGAGATGAAAACACTCATGGCGCCGGCGCTCTTATAGCAGCCGGCGGCTCTTCTCCGCAGAAAGTTTTTATTTCAAATAAACCAATAATAGTTCATCCAAGTCCTGCTGAACCGGATAATTTTTTACATCCTCCACCACCGACTGATACGGCTGAAGGTTCTACTAAAGTAAGTGCTTATGGATTACCTATTCATCGAGATGGAGATCTAAGAGAATGTGGAGCCGCTACTGTAGTTACAGGTCAATCAAAAGTATTTGCAGGATAAAACTTTAAAATATCTGATAAAAACAATTCTATCAGCACTTTAAAATGTGAATTGACAGTCTTACCTGTCATATTATAAAGTATTGACTTTTTTTAATATTTTATTATAATAATATACATACAAATCAAATGCATATAATAGAGGAATAATATGTTTGAACACATAACTGGAATTGAACTTCCAGATTTAAAAGTTGAAATGACAGATTTGGGTCGTTTTTACATTACACCAGAAGGAAAAAAATATCCTTCTGTAACAACTGTATTATCTGCGGCTTCAGATAATTCTTGGAAAGAAGAATGGATTGCAAGAGTAGGAAAAGAAAAAGCTGAAAGAATTTCTCGTAAAGCTACTTCACGTGGTACTGCTGTTCATGAAATTATAGAACAATATTTGAAAAATAATAAGAATTATGCACAAGGACATATGCCTTCAAATATTGCAAATTTTAAATATATCAAACATTTTCTTGATACACATATAGGAAAAATAGCAGGTTTAGAGCTTCCTCTGTATTCTGATGTTTTGCGTATTGCGGGCCGTGTTGATTGTATAGCTGAATGGGATAAAACTTTAGCAATAGTAGATTTTAAAACAAGCAGAAAAGAAAAATCTAGAGATGATATTCATAGCTATTTTTTACAATGTAGTGCTTATTCCTATATGTTTTATGAAAGAACAAGTCTTTTAGCAAAAAAACTTGTTGTAGTCATGTCAGTTGATGAAGGTGATTCAATTGTATTTACTGAAAAGGTAAGTGATTGGCTACCAAAATTTGTAGAATTAAGAAAAAAAGTGCTTTTTTAAAAATTTTAATGATTTTTGAAATATCATCTTTATACTTTATTTATGAAAAATATTCAAAAAATTAGTAGTTGACATTTATTTTTAAATAATATATATACTCATTATTATCAAATATGTGCAAAAATGAGTTTTAAATGATGGTACAATACAAATTATTTTAGTTTTAACTATTATTCAATTCAAAATTTCTTTTCATAGATTTTTGAAATGAAATAAATCAATGACAAAAGCACGTTTTGATATCACTGCCATTATTTATGATAAACGCGGTCGAGTTCTTTCTATTGGAAAAAATAGTTACATCAAAACTCATCCTGAAATGAAAAAACATGCAGAAAGGGTCGGTCTTCCTCAAAAAATTTTCTTGCATGCTGAAGTTCATGCTATTGTAAGATGTAAAAATTTGCAAAAAGCTCATAAAATTTCTATTATGCGTTTTGATAGTAAAGGTAATCCTAAAATTGCAAAACCGTGTCCTGTATGTGAAAGTGCTATTAAAGCGGCTGGTATAAAGATTGTAGAGCACACTTAAAGTCATATCATTTATTTTATTAATAAAAATGAATATTTTCATTTTGTCTGAAAATCCTGTTGAAGCAGCAAGTATGCTTTGTGATAAGCATGCAGGCGGTAAAATGGTAGTTGAAAGTGCTCAAATGCTTTCAACTGCACATCGAATGTTAGATGGTATGCTTACACGTGGACCTTCTAAATCTGGTAAAACTATTTCTAAAAAATGGATACATCCAGATGAAGAAATGGATCGTGTTCTTTACAAAGCTGTGCATATGTCACATCCATGTACAATATGGACAATGACTTCAAGTTCAAATTATGAATGGCATTATGAATACTATATTGCTCTTTGCAAAGAGTATACATATCGTTATGGTAAGATTCATAGCACTGATAAACTTTTAACTGAATATCTTAAACATATTCCAAAAAATATTAAACACGGTCCTCGCACACAATTTCCTCTTGCTATGAAATCAAATCCAGAGTGTATGTTTCCAGATGATCCAGTTAAATCGTATCGTATGTTCTATCAGACTAAACAAAATCGCTTTAAGATGGTATGGACTAAAAGATCGGTACCAGAATGGTTTAAACAAAGGGAACCATTTTAATGGTTTCATATAAAAGAACATCTAAAAACATATCAAAAAATATAAGAAAAACAACAACTCAATTATCTAATGGTTCATATTTAAATACGACTTCAATTAAAACTGGAACCGGTAGAGTTTCATATACACAAAAATCAAATGGTCAATCTTACACAACGGTAACTACAAAATTTGGTAATGGTTTTGTTGAACGCCGCAGAATTTCAAGTAATAATTCTAAAAAATCAAAAAATATTTCAAAAGAAAATCCACTTATTGGCTATCTGATGTTGATTATTCTTCTATTTTTTGTATATTTTGTTTCTCTTTTCATAAATATAATCAAAAGTTTAATATAAAAAGCTCAAATATCAATCAATACGGAGACGCAAATATGAGCCGTTATATTATAATAGAAAAAGATTTGGGAGTATTTGCTGGAGTTTTTGATAAATATCCTGTATTTGCAAAAAATGATATTTTTGGATTCAACAGAATAACAAGTTTTTCTTCTCGTGAAAATGCAGAAGAATGGATTCATAATTATCTTAATAAAGATAAGAATGAATTTGATATAGTTGAAATTGAAACACCATATGATTTCGTTACAATTATAGATGTAATTCGTAGTGGTTATGGTCAATATACACATTATATGATGGACAATATTCCTATGATTTCAGATAAAATACATTAGATATAATTTTGTTGTTCTGATGTAAATGATATATTTTAAAATCAAAATATAGTTGACATTTGTAAAGAATCAGTTTATATTTTCAAATATAAGTAAATATTCATTTTGTAATCAATTAACGAATATATACAGTAATGGTAAAATAACGATCTTCAAAACAGTTCATGAAGATTTCATTCATTCCTCCGTCATCAAAATATTAAAAATAACGTAAATTGTAACATATATAAAATGAAAGGAAACATACTATGACACATATGATTGAAATGATAGATGGGCGCGCACAAATGGCATATCGTTCTTCTCAGGGAAAACCTTGGCACAAACTTGGTGTTCCTGTTGATGATGATATGACACCCGAAGAGATGATGAATGCTGCTGGTCTTAACTGGACAGTAAAAAAAGTAGATACATTTATCGATTTTAATGGAAAACAAATTAAAACTGGAATTCAAACACTTATTCGTGAAAGTGACGGCAAAATTCTTACACAAGTCGGTCCTGGTTGGAACCCCGTTCAAAATAAAGAAGCATTTGAATTCTTTACAGATTTTGTAGAAAAAGGTGATATGATCATGGATACTGCGGGTTCATTAAAAGAAGGTCGTATTGTGTGGGTTTTAGCTGATATCCGTGATGGATTTACTCTTTTTGGCGGTGATGAGGTTAAAGGTTATCTGCTCTTTTCAAATCCTCATCTTTATGGTAAGTCAATAGATATCAAGTTTGTTTTGACACGCGTTGTTTGTTATAATACCATTTCAGTTGCTTTAAATGAAAAAGGTCAACCTTCTGTTCGTGTAAATCATCGTTCTAAGTTTGATGCTGAACGCGTAAAAGAAGTTCTTGGTCTTTCTCATCGTAAAGTTGAAAAATTCAAGGAAGTAGCTGAATTTCTTGGATCGAAGCAAGCAAATGTAATTGATATTCGAGATTATTTTGGTAAGGTATTTGGAAAATCTAATAAAGAAGATAAGGATATCAGTCGTACTGCAGAAATGGTTATGAATCTAATTGAAACACAACCCGGTGCAGAATTTCAAAAAGGAAGTTGGTGGCAAGTCTATAACTCTGTGACTTATGCTACAGATCATATTCTTGGACGTTCTGATGATACTCGTATGACTTCTGCGTGGTTTGGTACAAATGCAAAACGCAAAATTGATGCTCTAAATCTTGCAGTAAAATATGCTGAGGCTGCTTAATGCAGCTTCAGCGCAATACTTATCAAGAAATGTTACCATCAACGTATGTTTCTAACTATAAAATTTTCATAGATTGAAGATGATTTCTATAATCATAACAGTTTCTAGAACTCAACCAGTTGATCGCTCATTGACGAAAAAGCATTTTATATATTGATATATATCAGAACAAATCGGTAAACTGGTGATCAACTGATCTACATAAATAATCTATATTCAAACCAACCAGTCAAAACTGGTTGGTTTTTGTGTTTACATTTTTTGAAAAGTAGTTTATATATACTTTATAGATAGTAGAGGGAAGAATCATATGACCAACTACGCTCAGATCGAACAGCGGACCGCTTTTCTTCATACCGAATTCGGTGAAGAACTTGCTCGTCGGTGGTTCGGCGATGAATCCGTCAACGCACTTCCTCGTTACAAGCGCGGTAAACATAAGGGTAAAATCAAAGGTGCAGTCACTTGGTCAAAAGTTCTTCGTGGCGGTTGGGTTCGTGATGGCTTGTATGGTTACGTTGAAAACCGCGTTGGTCACGTCTTTGAACGCAAGCTTCACGAGATTTATTTCAACTTTAATGGAACTCATGTGGGTCGAGTTTTGCGCGATCTTGATAAAGAACAAGAAATGAATCAGATTTCTGATACTGTTCGTATTGATATCGACAATCAAATTCGCAAAATTGATCGCTATCGTTCCAAACTTGAAACCACTATTCTTTCCGAAAAGTTTGATGAATATGCTGAAGATTTTCGGCGAATCATTTCTGAATACAATGAAGAAATCGCTGCTCTTATCGAGCAGCTCAAAAAACTTCAAATAAATAAATTTAATGAGTAAAAAACAAAAAATACCCTCAAAAGAAGAAATATTAGAACTTTATGAAAGAGAAGGATGTACAATTTCTTCTCTTTCAAGATACTATAATAAGTCAAATCCTACAATAAGATCTTGGCTCATTCATTATGGAATACCAAGAAAATCTCAAAAACAGGCTTCTGCAGAAGCCAATAAACTTAAAAGTAGCTCTCCAAGTAAAACTGAATTAAAAGAAGCATATTCAAAATCTTCATTAAAAGAAATTCAAAGTACTTTCAAGATAAGACAAAACAAGACTTATAGTTTATTAAAAGAATATAATTTACCTATAAGAACACATTCTGAAGCGACATCTTTAGGTAAAAAGAAACAATATTCAGAAAAGCAATTTTCTAAAGAATTATTGGAAGAAATATATGAAAGAAATCAACCAATCGAAAAATTAGCTTTTCAACTTTCTGTATCTGTTTCTCATTTAAAAAAACTTTTTAAATCATATAATATTAAACCAGAAATACTTTATAGAAGCAAAAAAGAAATGGAATTATTTGATTATTGTAGAGAAAAATATAAAGAAGATGAATGGGTCTATTGTGATAAGAGTGTAATAGCTCCATATGAACTTGATATAGTGAATAAAACAAGAAAAATTGCAATCGAATATTGCGGATTGTATTGGCATTCAGAAAATACCGGTAAAAAAGATTCAAATTATCATTTCAACAAATTTCTTATGTGCAAAAAAGCCGGTTATAAGCTGATAACTGTTTTTGAAAATGATGACATGAATAAAATCAAATCTTTACTTGATACTTTACATCAAAAAAATAAAAGAATATATGCAAGAAACACAGAAATTGTTGAAATAAATCCTTATTCAGCTCGTCGTTTTTGTGAAAAATATCACATGAATGGTTTTGTCGGTGGTAAGTATCATTATGGTCTTGTGCACAATTTAAATTTAGTTATGGTATGTTCTTTTGGTGTATCTCGTTTCAATAAAAAAATGGAATATGAGTGCACACGAATGGCATGTGCATCAGGTATTACTGTTGTTGGAGGAGCTTCTAAACTTTTCAAGCACTTCATCAAAACAGTAAAACCGTCTTCGTGTGTTACATATGCAGATCTTCGTTTTGGTGAAGGTGACGTTTATAAACATTGTGGATTTAAATTTGAACAATATACTGGAGCAAATTATTGGTATTTTCATAAAGATAACACGTCAGTTCTTTTTTCAAGAGTAAAATTTCAAAAACACAAATTGAAAGATAAACTGCAATTTTTTGATGAAAACTTGACAGAATATCAAAATATGTTAGCAAATGGTTGGGACAGAATATGGGACTGTGGAAATGCTAAATACATTTGGCATTCCAATGAATAGAGAAGAAGTTATTTCTTTTATATTAGAAACTATAAAGAAAAGTCCATATGGATATATGAAGATTTTAAAATCAAAACGCTCTGAAATAGAACAGCATTTTACTTTAGTCACAGATTCATTTAAAGAAAATTTATATTTACTTGTTCATGGTATAAAGGAAATTCCTTTATGTCAAGTGTGTAAAGAAAAGAAGAAAGTCTTTTTTGATTTCAAAAAAGGTTATGGAAAAACATGTTCAAAATTATGTTCTGCAAAATTGGGCGGAGAAGCAAATAAAAGAAAATTGTCAAAAATAACACTTGAAGAAAAAAGAAAAATTGAAGAAAAAAGAATTAACACAAATCAGTTATTATATGGAGTAAATTATCCTCTTCAAAGAGAGGAATCAAAGAAAAAATTCAAACAAACTTGTAAAGAGCGATACGGTGATTCACATTTTATGAAAAATGAATATTTTTATGAACACTATAAATCAAAAATAAAAGAAAAATATGGAGTAGAATTTTACTTTCAAACTGAAGAATCTAAATCTAGAAGTTCGATATTGATTCATCAAAAACATTCAAACAACTTTTTCAAAAATTATTTCTTTCAAAGATATGGTGTAGAAAATTATTATCAAACAGAAGAAGGTTTACGAAAACAATTAAGAGAAAGAAATTGTGAATTTCTTTTTGAAACAATTGAACAATATTTAGACGGAAGGACATATCTTGAGATAGCAAATCAATTCAATATAACAGATCATATGATCAAAAAAATAATTTTATTTAAAGGAATTGATTATACACCAATTAAGTATGAAAGTTCTTTTGAAAGAGAAATAAAAGAATTCTTATTGAAACATATAAGCCCTCAAGATATGATATTCAATGATAGAACAATTTTAAATGGTCTTGAATTAGATGTGCTGATACCAAACAAAAATTTAGCAATAGAATGTAATGGTGTATATTATCACACAGACCAATTTAAAGAACCAGAATATCATAAACAAAAATATGAGATGTGCAGAGCTCTTAATATTCTTTTAATACAAATAGATGATATAGATTATTATAAAAATAAAGAAAAATGGCAATATTTTATACTATCTAAACTTAATAATAATATGAAAACTGTATATGCAAGAAACTGTGAAATAAAGGAAGTTTCATCTCAAGATGCTAAAGTTTTTATAGAAAACAATCATCTTCAGGGATATGCTAATTCAAGATTTAAATTCGGATTATATGATAATAAATCAAATGAATTAGTTGCTATATCAACTTTTGCTAAACCAAGATTTTCTCAAAAATATGATTATGAGCTTGTAAGATTCTGTTCTAAAAGAGGAATCAGAGTTTTGGGTGGTTTTTCTAAATTAATTTCACATTTTTATAAAAATGTGATGAAAAAAGACGAAACATGTGTTTCTTATGCAAATTGTTTTTGGTCAAATGGTGATGTTTATGAAAAAACTGGATTTTCTTTTGTGAGAACTACAAGTCCAAATTATGTATGGTCGGATGGAAAGACAAAATTGAGTAAATATCAATCTCAAAAGAAGAAATTATTTGAAAAATACGGTGATATCGTAAAAACAGAAGAAGATTTTATGCGAAATGTTCTTCGAATGAATAGATATTATGATGCTGGAAATAGAATTTATGTATTAAAAAAAGGCGAGATTTAAATCTCGCCTTAGTTCGATTCGGTTGATTCCGAATTCTTTTTTTATTAAAGAAGGTTGATGACGCGCATCTTTCTGTAGTAAACGTTACTATTTGGAGTGAGTGCTCCAAGATTTTGTGCAGCACCTCCAGCGAATGGGTTTGCAACCATGCCATATCTTGTTTTGAAGCCGATTTTTGGCTGGAAGCTGTGCTCACCGACGGCGCGGTACATTTGTAGAGGTACATATGGGCAATAGAAAATACCCGCGTCAAATGCAGAACTACCCTTATAACCAACAATTAGATAGTTTCCTCCAGAATATGGATCAATATAAACACGGTAGCGGCTATTAAGAACACCAGCAAAAGTAATACCCGTATCATCTACGTTAAGAGCATTGCTGTTAAGAGCTGGTGCATAATCAAGAACACCGGCCATTTGCAATGCTGAAGCTACGTCAGAGGAACAAATAACGATGTTACCCTTCCCTCTACGAGTCGCTTTTGCGACGGCGTTAGCTTCTGTTTCAATTTGCATCATGAGCCCTTTATACTTTTCAACTGACCAGCGACCATTTGCATCTACATCAAGGTCGAAAATACCACTGTTTGCAGTATTAACAGCACCAGTAACTGCAGCACTATATATTGTACGAATAACTTCTCTGTTAATCTCAACGAGAATTTCAGATGAAAGAATATTTGCAAGCTCAGTTTCAGCATCCAAACCATGAATTGCTTTGAGGTCCTGTGCAATTTCAGTGGTGTATTCTGTTTTTAGTGCGCGGCTTTTAGCAGTTACAGTTACTTTTTCAATTGAGAATGCCATTTCTGCGAAGTCGTTAGTTCCTGGAATAGAACCAAGAGCTTCTGCATCGGCAGTATTCATAGCAGTACCGTAGTTAGTATTGTTTGGAAGTCCTGCCGTGTTTGGAGTGCCTGTACCAGAAAATGCAGTATTTGCTTCATCGTAAAATGCTTCTGGACCTGACATTGAATTGTATCTAGAACGCATTGCAAAAATAAGACCTGTAGGACCCGTCATTGGCTGAACGCCTGCAATATCATATGCAATGAGATTGGGCATTGCACGACGAACTAGACTGATAAGAACTGGATCGTAACCAGCAACAGGACCAGCTGCTGGAGAAGAACCACCAAATCCTCCAGTTCCAACCGCATTAGTTGGAGTTTCAAAAAGAAGTGAAGTCATAGAAACACCAGAACGGTCTTCCATAAGAGCTTTTTCTGTGTTTTCAAGAACCACAGCAGTCACAAACTTCTTTTTATTATCATTAATTGGATCAAAGGCTTTATGCTCAAGTAGAGGACCCCACTTTGACATCAAGTCTCTGTTTAATTGATTCATTTTGTCTCTCCTTATTGTTGTTATTCTAGTTTTATTTATAAATTTTTATTTTTTACAATTATTTGAAAACACGATTATTAAGAGCTTTTACTATAGCATCAACAGATGAATAACCGGAAGGAGAAGATTTTGTTTCTTCTGTAAGAAGAGGTTCTTCTTCATCGTTGAATTTTTCATTAAATGTGGACACGGAAGAATTTTTCTTTTTGAAGAAAGATTCTTTTAAAGTCTGAAGAGAAGAAGCATATTCGTCAAGATCGCTCTTATCTATTTTTTCAGAAAGTATTTTAAGTCTTTCTTTTTGAGAAACTGTAAGTCCTTCTGCAATTTCGTTAAAGACCTTTTCTGCTTGCATCTCAGAAATTAATTTAATAAGTTCAATATTTTCATTAATAACTTCATTTGCTTTCTTTTCTAATTCAACTACTTGATTCTCAAGAACAGATACAACATCAACTTTTTCGTCATCTATATCTATATTATGCTCTATAAATAACGTTTTTAGTCCTTCCATAAAGGACTCTGCCATTTCTACTTTAATACCAGATTCAATAGCAATTTTATTATCTTCCATCCATTCTGAAATGATATAATCAAGATATGAATCAAGACTTTCTACAATTTCATCAATTATATCATTTACTCTACTTTCAATTTTATTAGACATTTCTTCTTCGATTTGTTCAGTAATTTTTGATGCCTTTATGGTAGCAGCTTCATTTACTGCTGCTTCAAAAACCATTGAAACTTTTTTCTTAAAATCTTCAGAAAGATCCATTCCTTCAAAAATTGAAGCTATGGATTCTCGTATAGAAATTTCTTCAAGAGAATCTTCTTCATCAAGATCTTCATCTTCTTTAAGATTTTTTTCTAATTCTTCTTCGTCTTCGGGCATTGTTAGTTTTTTTGGATCCTGATCAACCTTTTTATTTAAATCTGCTAGACGCTTTTTTACTTTTCCTCCAGCTGGTATAACTGGGCTTGGAACACTAGAAACACCGTCATCAGCAACAAATTTTTCTTTTAAATCATGTGACATTTTTATCTCCTTTTTATTGGACATTTTCATATTATTATTTATAATAATTCATTTATCAAATGAATTAATGAAAATTCGAGTATACAAAACAATAATTACCAGCATCTAATAATTTTTTATTATTTATAATTTGAATATTTTCTTTTACATTTTTGAAAATATGATTAGAGTTACTATGATAAATTTTATTCATTCCAATTTCTTTAAAAACTGATCCATCAGAAAATCTTGCATCTGAATAAGCTATTACGTTTCTTGGACTGAAATCTTCAATGAATTTTTTCCAAAGTTTTTCTGCTCCTCCTGATACATAAAAACCAAGACGAGAACATATTGTAATTATTTTCCATTTATGGATATCAGATGTATCTTGAGAAAAAGAAGCAATTTGAACAATGTTGTTTTCTGAATCTATAAGACCATAATTAACAGATCCCGGTTCACAAAATTCTATACTATTATCATTGATAAATTTTTGAGCAGAATTAAAAGAGATTTGAATGATCCGACAATTTTCAATATTTATTCTTTTAAAAAATTTTAAAACATCTTTCAAAAGAAACATTATTTTCTCATACTTTTCAATCAATTCCCAATCAAAAAATTGTAATAAACGTATATTTGCTTTTTCTGCTGCAATTGCTTTTTCTCTATGTTGATCACCAACTTTATCTTCTGTATGCCAATAAGAACCATGATATTCTATACCCAAATTATAATCTGGAAGCCAAATATCTATTTCTTTTGGAAAAATTACAGAACGAGTGTTTCTTATTATTTTGATATTCGGGTCAATTTCAAGTAACATTTTACAAATGATTTCTTCACCGCTTGAAGTAGAACAAGAATAAGATCTGTCTAATATCGAAAATCCATTCTTTTTAAATTTTCGAGCAAGTGTATTGCGATCTATTCCTAAAGATTTTGCGAGCTGATTGATTGAAAGTGAATCGTTTTTATAATAATCATTATAAAGATTTTCAACATCATAAGTAAGAATATGAAATAGATCTTCACCATAATAATTGAATTTTTTTCTCTTTGAAGATTTTTGAGATATTAAAGAAGATTGCATAGCATTACGTACATTGTATTTTTCTTCATTTGTTTTTTCTATTTTAGAAAGAAGAATTTTTGAAGAAAATCCTCTGCCGCCATATTTAGATTTTAGTGTATTTGTTATAGATTCTATAATTTTTTGAGAGCCAAATGGATTTTCTGAACCATATTTTTCTAAACACGTCTTTTTGATTTGATCAGAATTTCTATAATTTTCATTTCCATATTTTTTTAATTTTGTTTCTTTAGCTTTACTTATATTTACAAAGAATTCATCTCCATATAAGATCTTTTTTGTCCTTCTTGCTTTGATGACCATAGAATTGTAATCAAAGAATGTTTCTGATCCATATTTGTTCAAACAAGTTTGTTTACGTTTTTTAACAGCAGAATTCCAATCTATTTTTTCTTTTCTTTTTTTCTTGTACACATTCTTTATGAGCATAAACGCGTTTTCTTCTATTACTTATATTGAAAAAATCTAATTCACCGCCACAAATATTACAAAAAGGTATAACGCAATTTTTGTTGATAACAATATCAACAATCAAATCGATTGGTGCTCTTTTTAAAAAAGTCTCATAAAAAAGATTTTCTACAATAGAATCTTTAGTTAAATCTCTTTTAGAATTAAGAGTATTGTTTTTAGTTAATAATTTTAATTCTTTGAATAATTCTAAAAAAGGCGTGTCACATGGTGTTATCATGATTTAAAAAATCAATAGTTATTTTTAAGATTATTTACAAAATCTTCAAAAATTCTTATTGCTTTTCTTTCATCAATTTTTGGACTTGTAACTTTAGATTTTGGTTTGATATATTCTTTTTTCAATTCTTTAACTGTTTCTTGAATATACTGTTGAACTTTCCAAGTTCCAGAAGCTATATCATAATAGTATTCTGTATTTTCCATTATACCATTTACAAAGCATTGAGGACCGCTAGGATCCGTCACGATATCTATAGCAGCAAGATGAAAATCATCTTGAACTTCCATAATACCATTTTTTATGGGCTTTACAGATCCAAGACCTCTTGTAGAAACGCCTATTTTCACGCCTTCTTCGATAAATGTTTTTGCAATTTGGCCCATAGGAGTTGAAAGAATTTTAGCTTTACCTAAGAAATTTGAACCTTCACGTTTCATTTCTGTAATCAAATGCGAAACACGATCCTGATTAATCTGAGGTCCATTTGGATGACCGAGTTCACCAAGAGCTCTGTTTGTTTTGATAAATGTTTCATTATATCTGTTCATTTCTTTTTCTAAGACATGTGAAGGATAGATGCGGCCGTTCCTATTCTGAATATCACCTTGCATAAAAATGCCTGTAATATAAAGAGACTTTTTTCCACTTTCGTTTGATTCAGTAAGAACTTCACAATTTTCGTTAAATACTTCTGTTATAAGTAGTGCCATTTTTTCCTCTTAATTTTTTGTTATTATTATTTTATTTATAATAAACAAAAACTTTATTACCAGCATCAAAAATTATTCTATAACCATTAGATAACATATTTTCTTTTTCTGATAATTCAGGATTAAATCCTTCTTTAAGCAAATTTTTCAGTTTATGTTTTTGCGCAGAAATTCTTGATAATTTATCTTGTCCTTTAATATACCAGTAATTTGGAGAAGAATCATGAGAATAGTTAAATCCAAGTTTTTCATATAATTTTCCATTAAATAATCTATTATCTGAAAAACTTATAATTGAACTAAAATTAAAGTTTTTTGTAAAATAACTGAATAATTTGGAAGCACCTCCTCTTATAGAAGAATATTTTTTGTTACAAAATCGTATCATTTCATAATCATGATTACTTTTTGATCTAGGTCTTGAAAAAGACATAATTGAAACTAATTCATCTTTATGAAATAAACCTAATTTAATTCGAGAAGGAGCATAACCCTGCATATGATTTTCTTCACAAAAAAGTTTGTACTCTTTTAAAGAAATTTCTTTTACAAGACAATCTCTTGCATTAATTTTATGATCGTAAAAACCAAATCTAGATTTAATTAGAGAAAAAACGATATCTTCTTTTTCTTCTAATTCCCAATCAAATAATTGAATTAATTCTATGTTTGCTTTTTTAGCTAATAAGTATTTATTTTGATGTTTACTTTCTTCTATATTTGAATGCCAAAAAGATCCATGATATTCTATACCTAAATTGAATTCAGGAATGTAAAGATCTATTTCTTTTTGACCGCCTAGTAATTTTCTATCATGAGAAATGATTTTTCCATCATAAAAAGACTCTATAAATTGTTTAATGATGAGTTCGCCATTAGATACATAATATCTTCTTATTATCGGCAGATTCAAATCTATTAATTGAGATTTTACATAATTAAAAGGTAAATTATATTTCTTACATATATAAGAAATAGTATGACCTTCTTCTACATGCTCTTTATCATAGATTTCCTTTAAAGATTTAATTGAATTCTTTTGTTCTTCCAAAAAAAGATTCCAATAATTTTCCATTCTAGTTTTTATTGATTTTTGAATTACATTAAAATTTTTATTTGGATGATCAACACCATATTTTTGAATAAAAGTTTGTTTTCTTTTTTCTTTTACTTCAAAAGAAGAAGATACATTTTCAACACCATATTTTTCTATATTAGTTTTCTTAATTTTTTCCTTAACTTTTTCTGATTGAAATGGATTACTTACATTATGATTTTTATTTAATGTGTTTAATCTTTTTTGTTTAATTTCATTATTTTTGAATGAATGTTCAACGCCATATTTTTTTATGCAAGTTTCCTTATACTTTTTCTTAGTAGAGTTCAATTGAGAAATATGTTCAACACCATATCTTTTTATTGTTGTGATTTTTCTCTTTTCATTTTTTTCTTTTTTTCTACAATCATAACAAATGAATTTACGAAAATCAAGTTTCTTAGTAAGAGGAGAACTACAAATGATACAAATAGTATTTCCTGTTTGCAATAAACAATTAATTTTATCTATAAGTTGTATTTCTTCATCAATTTCAAACAAATCTTCTATTTTAGAAGCTAATTCTTTATCTATTTTTTGATGAAGATTTTTTCTGATAATTTTGTTTGAATTAGTTAAAAGCTTACTCTTAATTTCAGCAATCACATCTTGAATCATTTCATTGATTTTTCTTTATTAACAAAAATTTTATTAATAGATTAAAAACTATTCTATTTCATTTAATGAGTCGACTTCAGATATCATACTCAAATTATTTTCAGATAAAACTTCATTAAAGTGATCTAAATCAGTTATATCATCTCTAAAGCTATATATTAAATTGTCAATAATAGGTTGAGCGTATTCCATTCCGAGTGGAAGAGGTTCTATTTTTTTAATCCAATTTTCAAATTGTTCGCTTGTATAAGCATGAAGACCGTAATGTGTGACGGAATGACCATCTGAAGAAAGAGGAACAGAATAGTTATTATTTCCCCATCCCATTGCATAAGCAACTTGATTTGCAAAGTCCACTAAATTATTTGGAATTATAAGAACTGTACTGCGCATGATTAATAACCTCCTGTAACGGTCACTGTCCAACCACGTGAACGTAGAGTGTCAATTGCTGCTTGACCTACTGCGCTTGGAGCTGAACCTCCTGATTGATTGAATACACGCGTTCCAGAATTAATTCCTGATGCAACTAGTGATACAAGTATATTATCTATACTAGTCTGTGTAAGATTTGTATTAGTGAAAGCATTAGTAAAATTGCCACCTCTTATATTATCAAACATATTTGCTGGAAAATGAGCTAATGAAGAACAATTTCTCCAAGCTTCTTGAAAATTAGTTCCAGAACTAGTGTCAATCAGTGGAAAACTCGTAAGAGAAGAACAATTATGCCAAGTCGATTGAAAATTAATTCCAGAACTAGTATCAATCAATGGAAAACTCGTAAGAGAAGAACAATTATGCCAAGTCGATTGAAAATTAATTCCA